CCTAATTTCATTTTTGATTTTACCTATTCAAAAACCCATTGTTTTTGGGATTTTTGCCTTTCTATTTTTGATTTATGTACCAATTCTGTACCAATTTAATTGGTTATACTATATTTTTGATTATTTTATATTACTTTGAGTGCTTCTGCTACTCTGTCCATTTCTAAGTTCTTTTGCTCGTCTGTCGTGTGAACGTAAAGGTTCATCGTGATACCTATGTTCGAGTGTCCTAGTATCGTCTGCAAGGTTTTAGGTGTCATACCGGCTTCAATACATCTTGTTGCGAATGTGTGTCTTAATACGTGCATTGAAAATCTCGGTATTTTTGCCCTGTCACACGCTTTGTAAATTCCGGTATCATATGTGCTGTTTTTCACAGGTGCCCCGGTCTTGCACAAAAACACTCTGTCTCTCCATTGAATGTCAATAAATTTGAATGAAGCATTTTTGGCTTTCTGCAATTTCAATAGTGATACAGCTTCATCAGTGAGTGGAATTGTCCTATATCCCGATTTGCTCTTGGGCGGTCCCTCTCGCCATTCGCCTGTTGAATGCCTGTACTCTAAACTCCTGACGATTTTGATTGTTTTGGCTTTAAAGTCTACATCTTCCCATTTAAGCCCCACAAGCTCGCCTGTCCTTAGTCCGGTCTGCAATGCAAATCTGTATTGATACTCATATGATGTGCCTTTGATAGCTTCACAGAATTTTTTCTGATTTTCAATCGTCAATGCTTCTTTCTTTGAGGATTCCTTACCGATGTCGGATTTCACCATGCGGTTGCACGGATTTTTGGGGATAATCTCGCTTTGATATGCATAGTCAAGCATGTTGTATAGCGCTATGCGTGTCTGGTATATCGTTGCCGTCCTGTAATCCTCGTCAGCCATATTAGTCATTATCTTTTGACAGTGAAGTGTATTAACCTCTCGCAGTATCTTGTTTCCGATAACAGGCTTTATGTTGCGTTTGTATCTCTCGGTGTAGTTCCTTAACGTGTTCGGTCTTACTGTACGCTTCTTAACACTTATCCAGTAGTCAAACCATGCATCAACCAACATGTCAGACGGAAAGTCAGGGTTGCTATGCTCATCAGTGTACTGCTCATCAGCAAGCCACTTTTTACACTCTTGCAGTTTTGCAAATAATTTCTGCACTCGCTTTCCGTTCCTTGTCGTGTATCTGCCAACATAGTACTTGTCTTTTCTCTGACTAATGCCTCTGCCTAGTTCTTTGCCTTTCAAGTCCTTTCCCATATTAAATTTTCGCTCCTTTCACTTATGGAAAAAGCCTTATGCAATTTATTATAATATCACATAAGGCTACATAAGTCCACATTTGATTATATTTCTATCGTCTCTGCGATATACTTTTCAAACTCTTTCCGCTTGATTAATCGTCTCTTTCCGACATACATAACAAATTGGCACCTTGGGTTGTTTGTTATTTCCCGGAGCTTGTTCACTCCAATGTTACTATATTCCGCAGCCTCATCAATCGTCAGCGTTACTTTTTCCCATATTGGTACTTTATTAATCATCATCCGACTCCTTTCTATCTTTTCTTTAATGTCTGCCACTCTCCGGGAAGTGGTTGTTTTTGAAATTAATAATCTCTGCGATACCTCTTCAAGGCTTTTGTCAGCAACTAGCAACTTAAAAACTTCCGCTTCCTCATCGGTGAAATTGGCATTTTTCAAAATCTCTTCAAGTTCCGGTCTAGTCAGCTTTGAAAACTTCATAGACCTATCTCCTATTCTTCGGTTTTGTTTGCACTGTGTATACAAGTATTTGAGTATCGACATGAACTGTTACACGGCTTGTTGTCCTCGTATACGCATTGTCTTTCAATTAGCTCTATATCACTTATAGTTCTGCTATTCATCTGCTCTCCCATCTCCTTGCTTGATATTCAAATTCTTAAACATAGCACACATAACATCACTTGTTACAGTTGTTAGAAATTCTGCCAACTCTTCATCCGACATATTCCTTATCCTGTCGGCATTAGTCTGTTTATCACTTTCCACAATTTCAAAATATGTATCAATGTAACCTAATACAGTTTTTAAATCGTAAGAACTATATCCGATAGAATAATCCTTTTTACCAACCTGTCTGTACTTCAATTCATAATAAGGCTTATCGTCTAACATTCGTGCGATTATTTCTAAGCTATCGACCTTAGCTTTATTCATATTTGCCGTTCTGCTATCACATCTACAACAAGGCTCATTATCTCTTGAATCGCTGTTATGCTGGCAGTTACAAGAGGCAGAATTAACTAACCCCAAAATTTCATCGCAAAGGTCAAATATCTTTTCAGAAGCCTCAATATCTTCACAACCGCCAATCGCTATTTCTTTGATTGCTTGTAATTTATCTCCTATTGCTAAACTATTCATTTTCTCCACCTCTCAATTCTTTTAAACATTTCTTATGCTCCTGTCTAAACTTCTTAGAATACTTAGTTAGAATTTCGTTGATAGCTATTTCATTGATTTGCGACTGTCCTATTGGGTCAACAACATACCAATTTTCTGGTAACAAATATTGAATAATAAAATGACGAAACTCTGCATCGCTCATTCCAACACCATAGATATTTTCTTTATCTTTTCTTACTAAATATTTCTCTTTGAAAAACTCGGTAATTGTCATTCTTCACCTCTCAATTCTTCCAATTTTGCTTCTGCTTCGGATTTTGTGAGGAATACGGTTTTGCCAATAGATGATAACGGATATGTAAAATACTTTTCTACTTCAAAATATGCACAATCAGGACCACAATCAGGGTCGACCCATTCATGTAACCATTTAGCCTTTACTTTCAACTTGAAGTAATTGCCGTTGCCGTTCTGTCTAAATGAAACAACCTTTGCTTCAAAGAATAACGGAATTTCCTTAACTTCTTCAAATTCCATATTTTTGGTGGGGATAGTTTCACTGTCTACATACACTATATCTCCCACCTTGCAAGGCAACTTAACAAGTTTGTCCTGTTCCTCTAAATCCTCATAATCAGCAAGTTTTTTAATCATATCTTCAACAATTCCGCAATCGCAGTCCTCGCTAATGCATCCAATGCAATATGTACTATATGGAACTATTCTTCCTGTGCGAGAAATTTCTCCATAGTTTCTATTCGTTAATCTCTCCATTACTGCTCCTTATCCGGAAGTTTGGCTAGTTTCCACGGTGTACACCAATCGCTACTCCACGATGTTGCTCCGTTGCTCCAAGCATAAACGCTCCCATTCTCATATTTTGCAAAATACCTTTTAACCCATCTGTGGTCGTTGCTATCGTTTACCAGTATCGGTGTATCAACTGCAACTTTTGGCCAGTCAACAGGTGGTTCAACATATTCACTATTCGCCCATTTGTCTGCTTCATTTCCGCAATAGTCAGAACCATGGGTATTGAATAAACAATCTCCACACGCTAATTTACGGCACGCTGTCGGTTCTAATGTTGCTTTGTTAACTGCTAATCTGTTACCATTACAAGCAATATCCAAAATCTGTTCTGCAAATTTCTCTCTATTTGTCATTTATTATTTTGTACTCCTTTCCCATAATCCGGCATATGCTTAAATCTCTCATATGCCTTATTGTTTCTATGCGTTTCCATGTAGGTTTTCTGCCTACTATCGTTTGAATGCTTTATATGAGCATTCTGTGTACTATCATTTTCCCACACATAACTCATTAATCAATCACCTTTATGTACCTTTCATCAACGTAATTAACTTCATCAGCAAGGCATTGTGCCACCTTTGGTAATGTCAGACCGAATTGATTAAATTTATACAGTGTGTCGATTAAGTCCCTAAATTCTGCGATAAACTCTTCAATTTCTCTAACCGACAATTTAAACATCAGCTTAAGTGCCGTACATGCTAAAACCATGTAGCTGTATGCCGTATCATTTAAAAGCTGTCGTGTATCGTTTATCGTAAGTGGATTATTCCTTTGGTAAATCCTAATCAACTGCTGCATTGGGATTAAATTAATCTCTTTCTGCACATCAATGCCGTATCTGACTTTCAAAAGTTCGGCAAGCGTTTCGGTTTTCATTTCTTTTTCATCCTGTGCCCTTTCAAGGTACTCATTTATGGTTCGTTCAAGCCTTACAATACGCTTATTGCCAAATCCATGATGTAAATACAGTACATAGTAGCCCAAGTCCATAAAGTCTGTGAAAGACCGCCTTACGAGCTTTCTGCGGTTATTACTGCTTTTCAGCGTAACTCTCTCTGATTTTGTCCATGTAAAATCCGGCTCTTTGTGCTTTTTCTTTGGTTTCAGTTTGTTGCTCATATTTCTTCATTCTTTCTTCAAGTTCTCGTTTCGTTCTGCTAAAACAGGCTTCTGTAGTTTCTTCTGTAACTTTTACAATCTCTTTACCGCGCTGTCGGATAGTTATTTTTGTTTCTTTGCTATTGGTTTTATAAAACATTCGCAAGTCATATTTCCTTTGCAGTGGTCGGTAAAACTCGTAAAAATCTTTCAAGGTGTCCATTGTGGACTCCTTTCTTTTATCTTCTGTCGTGCCAAGTTTGCCTTTTCACAAGTTGCATTCTTAACGTTCTGCTGATAGTGTTTTTCACAGACCTTATATCCGGGCTTTACCGGATTATCACAGAAAAAACATAGTCCTTGTTCATACCTGCCAGTTCTTTCAGGCATTTTAACTCGTGCTCTTCTCATTGTTTCTCTGCAAAATGTGCAAGTGGTATGTCCTGGGTCTGCTTTCCTTTTACGGCAGCGTGTGCATATGCCATTCTCCTTATCTTTTTCGTATCGTGCTTTTCGCCATGCTTTTTGTCGCTCATTGTATTTTTCAACATCAGCAGAACGTATCTTTGACATGGTTTCTGCTGATTTCGCCCTACACTCAACACAACTTTTTTCGTCACCATACAACAAGTTCTTGCCACATCTAGGGCAAACACCAACCGCCTGTAATTTTTTATAAAGCTCTCGTCCATATGCTGTCTGACTGTTTTTACATGCCGTACAAACCACACCTTCTCTGTCAAGCGGTTTCCCGCAATGCACACAAAGGTTACTGGCTTTCCGCTCCTCATATCTCCGTCTGGAATACTTATCTTTTATCATTTTTCGCTAGGAGTAAAGCCAGCTTTAATTGTGCGCACAAACCTCTTTACCTCCTATCTTTTCATCTGCTCGATACGTTCCTTAATTTCTTTTGGCATTGGAATACCTTTAATTGGCTTATTTTGGCTTTTATTATCTTCTAACGATAATTTTATCGCCTCACGATTTTTAGTGCCAATTTGAGCCGAATACGAGGTCTTATTAACATTCTCAATCAATGTCCGCACGTCTGCCGGCATTTTCTTGATTTCATTCTCACGATTAACAACTGTCCTGTAGGTCCTCATAAAGTTCGACTGCACTACGTTTTCAATGCTCTTGCTGTCTGTCAGCGCCCAATTCCGCAAGTTATCTGGACTCCCGACAGCCTTTTGCACGAGTGGTGGTAACTTGTTAAATTCTTCAACTGCACCATAATAGCCATTTCGTATTGCCCTGCTAACAAGGAACCATGCTTCCATCTCGTTTAGTTCCTGTGGATTCTGAATGGTGTATATTGTATTTATCAACTGCCCTATGCTTGGTGCAAAACCACTTGTATCGGATGTTATGTAGGCTCTCAAACCCATTTGCACAACGTTGTAATCCATATCCTTAAGCATCGTATACCACGTATCAACTGCCACTGTTTTATCCGGTGGTTTAAAATTCGGATATGCCGACTGGATAACCATTAAGAGTTTAATTGTTTCATCTCTTGTCATTAAGCATTTCTCCATTCATCAAACACATTTTCTTTATTTTCCTGTTTTCGACTTCTTTCCCAAGTCCGGACTGCTGCTTTCCAGTCTTTCATTTTGTTTTTGCCAATCATCCAGCCTTTGGATTCATAAAAATCAATAAATGATTGAGCATCAATGTTATTGTTTCTCTCAATGCAGTACTGCTCGACTTCTTCAACACTTGGGGGAATAAAGCGTCTTGCTTTTTCCCCTCTCACACTCTCCCCTTTACTATCCTTAACTATACTATCCTCTCCTAACCTAACCTTACCTATACTATCCTTACCTACGGATACATCTTGTATACACTTTGTATACATCTTGCTTTCATCAAGGGTGTATGCTTTATTTTTCTTAATTCCAAGCATGGATTTTTCGTCTACATAATCAGTAGGTCTGTATCTGTCGGACTGTATGTAATTGTGCATTTTCCAGTGCTTAATAACGATAATTCCGCTTTCAAATAAGATTACAAACGATTTTGCAATCAACAGTTTAAAATCATCATCACTAGCACCGCACATACGCTGAATTTTCTTAGGATTATTAACAAATCCGTCATCGTCAGCATTCATGGATAGGTGAAAGTAAAGCATTTGAGTACTGCTTGGCATATCGAGAAAAGCGTCACTTTCAGTTATTTTCTTAGCAAACATTCTACGTTCTGCCATTTAATTAATCTCCTATTTTCTTCAAGTTTCGATTGATGTATTTTAATCTTTTCCCTCGTGGTTTATATTGTTATACCTTTTTCTCAACGTGTTCTGCACCTTATTCATTCCCTTAATGCCACCAACAATAAAAGCTATCCCTGCTCTATTTTCCGTTGCCTTTGTTTCTGCCTCCATGTCGTGCAGTCCGTATTCAACCTGAATAATTTCATTTGCAGTAATTCTTTTCAGAATTTCTTCACATTTCTTTTTACTCAAAATCTTCATTCTGAATCACCTACTTTCAATAAATCCATAAACTTCTCATACTGTTTCTGCGATACCTTGTTATGCTCTTTTTCGGGCTTTAAGCAGATTATAAGATGTTTTTCTGCGATAGAGGATAATTCCCTTGCTAACACCTTTTTGCCTTGCTGTATGCCTTGCATATAGCCTTTAGGTGCTTTTCTTTCTCCTATTGAACCACTAGCACGATTTTCTCCTTGACCGCCTAAACTGACATTCCTAAGCTGATAACCTTTATCGGCATATAGCTTGATGTAATACTTCTCTTTTTCGTCAAGCTGGCTTTCGGGGAAATTCAGAAATTCAACTCGCCAACCATAAGGATTTTTCTCTTTGTCGTACAGCTTGTGTTTGCGTAAACTAAGGTCTATGTGCTGTTCATAGCCTACAAGGTGGCTTGCCAATCTGCTAAGTGTATGTACCGCCTGTCCGATATACGCATACTTAAATCCGTTTTCATCTTCTCGGAGTAAGAAATATATTCCGCTTTTGTCATTCAGCTTTGGGTTCAGCTTCAACAGTCGCTTTTTGTTTTCCTGTTCTATTGCCTTGGCTCTTGCTATGTTTTGATAACTCAAGTGTTACCACCTGCCTTTACTATCTCGATTGCCTTGTCAATTTCAATCGCTGCTCTTTCCCCCATCATACTTCCATCCTCTCTGTAGTTCGGATTCTTTTCTTTCTCTAACCGTTCCACAACCTTATCCACATCATAAGCGGTCGGTTGTTCATCAATGATAGTTTCAAATATTTCAGATAAAGCCTTACTGATATAATTTCTTTTGTGAATATCCTCAATTAGTTTATCTGCGTCTACCAATCTCATTCTTCATCACTCCTATTCCTTTACAAAATAAAATGTAATGCACAAAATAAAACATCTAAAAATCCAAATAAGATTGACAATGCAAGCCGTACAATGTCTTTCTTGATATTAAACTTGTCGCATTTTAACGCAAAAATCCAACTTAAAGCCGCAAATACAAACGCTAGTAATAAAAACACGGTATCATTCCTTTCTTTATATGAAATCGGTTATGCTCATCTGGTTATCTTTCTCAAACACAAGCATTTCTTTCTTTGCAATTTCAAAATAATGTGGGTCTAATTCAATTCCGATAAATTTTCTATCTGCTTTTATACAAGCAATTCCTGTGCTTCCTATCCCCATAAAAGGGTCTAAAACAACTTGCCCTTTATCCGAAGAATTTTCAATCAATATTTTCATTAGTTCAACAGGTTTTTCTGTGTCATGTAGATTATTCCCACTTGTATCCTTTTTCTTTTTATTTGGGATAGACAATATATCACTTGTTCCGCAGTTGTTTATTTTTACTCCTTTCCCTTTTCGGAAAAACAAAATGTATTCAAATTGTGACATATAATATTGGCCCATTATTTTGTTTCCCTTATCCCATATCAACGATTTAATAAAATGGAATCCATAAGTTTTAAGCCCTTGCTCTTTTTCCTTATCGGTTCTTAAATCAGTAAAAGCGTTTAGCATGTGTATAAGATTGACATGATTAGTCATAACATAACAATGGCTACCATCTTTAAGTATTCTGTAAAACTCTGATGCATATTCCGAGCAGTCAATGTTATTGTGCGTAAATACTATTCCTTTTTTATTTATTTCCTTTTGCAACATTCCACCACTGTTTCCAGCACTTCCTCTCGATGTTGTTGGATATGGTGGGTCTGTCGCTATTAAGTCAATGCTTTCGTTTGGAATCTTCTTAATAATGTTTAAGCAATCATCATTGAAAATATTTACATTCCTCTGTTCCATTTTTCAATCGGAGTAAAACCAGTTTTAATGTGCGCACAAACCTCTTACTCCTTTCATAATATTTAATTGTTTTGTTATCTTTAGTGAATTAATTAAATGGTAATTCCTCGTCAATACCATCAGGAATATTCATAAAACCATCATCGGGTTTTGGCTGTGGTTCTGCACTGCTGCCATTTGAATTTTTACTGTCACAAAATTCCAACTTAGATATGTTGCAATCGTTGGTGTAGACTGTGTTTCCGTCTTTATTCTTGTAACTGCCTGTAGTCCACTCACCGATAACTGCTATCTTTGAACCTTTGAATACGTGCTTCTCGACTGTTTCAGCAATCTTGCCAAAAGCCACGCAGTTAATGAAATTTGCCTTATCGTCTTTCTTCTTAAAATTCTTGTCAACGGCAAGTGTAAATCTTGCTATTACCATTGCATTTTCACCCTGTGTGTATCTAATGTCCGGGTCTCTAGTTAATCTGCCAATTAATGCTACAATGTTCATTATTTTTCTCCTGTCTGTTTAATTTTTAAAAAGGGCACTTGCTAATATCCTTTTGCCTCTTTCATAACTCTTTCAAACTCTTCGTCAGAAATACCATATATCTCTATATACTCGTAATGTGGAGCCCATAATACAATGATTTTATCTTCACTATAAATAGGTACTCTGAAATCACCCGCTATAGATGGTGTATCAAACATCTGTATTCCATCTTCAAATCTTTCTTTCAAGAATTTAATCAGCTTTTCAATTCTCAAAATGGGTATTCATCTCCTTTCTAAAAAGGGCACTCATTAGGATTAGCAAGTACCCATTCCTTGTTACGCTCCGCAACATCCACATTCGCCCCATAAGCAACTTTCTTCATCTTCTCGATAAAACTATCTCTGTCAGCGTTTTCTGCCGATAGATGACACATTATGACGTTCTGCAAGCTATCTGAATAATTTGCTTTAACAAAATCGCAAGCGGTATCAATGGATAAATGGCCTCTAAAAACGTGATTAGCTTTTGGATTGTCGGTATCAACTAAATCCTTGTCATAGTTCACGCCTAAGAGAATGTGGTTTATATCTTTAAACTTCCACTTGATTAGTTCACAATCGGTTATGTAAAGCATTCTTCCCATTTCCTTGTGAGTAATCAAAAAGCCATATATCGGGCAAGGTTCGCCATTTGCGTCCGTGTGTGTCCATCTGCCGTCTATTGTTGTCAAATCAAAAGGCTTTACTGTAAATTCGCCCATATTCATTGACATATAATCAATCTTCAAATATGGTGCATAAATCGGTATTCCCATTGATTTAAAATCGTTCAATGACCTTGAATGGTCGTCAATAATGCTCGTGTGAAATAAGGCAACCTACTATATTTTTTACATTCCAATCACACATCTTTTTTATGTCTTTAATTCCCATTCCTACATCAAGAATAAGCGTTTCATTCTCCGACATGAGAGCGTAAGAATTTCCTTTACTTCCAGTTCCGCAGCATTTCAATTTGAGCATTACATCACCTCACTTTCTTTTTCAAATTTCCATACATATCCACCAGCTTGTTTTCTCACGCTTCCTTTGCTGTTATAAGGCTCTTTATTTGCAACTTGTAAAATATTTCTTCCACAAACACCGGTATTTCTGCTTGCCTCCATTGCATTGCAATACGAATTGATAAATTCTCCGTTTAATGAGTGCTGGATGATTTTTCCTTTCTTAAACTTCTGCACATTTCTCTTTTCTTTCTTGTTTCTTCCGTGAATAGCTCTGCCTTGGTTATAAGCAATCATTCCGTCTAATATATGAGGATTTTCCATTAAAGTTAGCCTTTTATGTTCAATTCCACTGAGAATTTGCAAATTACTAGCACAATTATTCTGCTTGTTTCCGTCTCTGTGGTGTACTTCATACCCATTTGGAATTTGCCCTATGAAAGCCTTTGCAACTGCAATATGAACTCTAATAGTTTTAACTTCTTTGTTCCTGTCTGTTGCCCTAAAAGATAAATACCAACCATTTTTATTGTTTGTTTTAACAAATTGTCCTCTACTATCTTTCCAAAAGCTCTTAATTAAACCACTATCAGAAATTGCATATAATCCCTCGTAGTCCTTTATCCATTTCCAAATGTTTCCATCATTAATAAAATTAGTAAGTTCGCTTTCTTTAACATCTATTCCTACCCTCTTTACTGGGATTATTCCTTTCTCTAATAGCTTGTCATATTCTATGAGCTCATTTAAGTCTCTGGAATAAAAATGTAGTCGTTTTCCGTTGACGTATCTTCTTAGTATATATGATTTTCCAACCTTAGATATTCTTGGATAAAAACTCATTCAAATCACCGCTCCTTATCCGCTACACCTCGATTTCATTATCCTGTGGGAACTGAAAGACAGCATTGTTGATAAAATCTACTTTTGACGGCTGATTTTCAGTTCGCACCATAACACCACATTTCTTTAATCTTTCAAATTCCTTTGCCGAATCCTCTGAAATATCAACATTCTGCATTATAATCGGCATACCGATATATGCTTCTCTAAGCATTTCCATAGCCTTAATTGCCTTTTCTTCGGTGGAATAAGTTGCAATAAGACTGTTCAGAAACACTTCCGGTGGCTCTGCGACATTTTTAACTGCGACAATTCCATAATTCCCACCACTACTATTTAATATTGAAAAAACAAAGTTTTCATAAGGAACATCTGTTTTTCCTGTCTGTGAAATTATTCTCATATCAGCCCTCCTCGCTCTGCATGAACGGCGGCAGCTCCTCTGACTGCTTGTCGGCTGTGTCGGTCGGCTCTACATCAATTATGTTGTCCTCGTCAAAATCTACACTATTTGCGTTCTGCTCAATGTCGTTTTCAGCTAACTTCTGCGGGTCCGTTTCAATCTCCATTCCACTTAAGAATGTATTCTGTTGTGTCGGATTCTCAAAATCTAACTCAATATGTTTGCAAAGCCTGTGAAGCACAGTTTTCTTATACATTTCACCTGTAAAATTCTTCCAAGCCGGGCTATTGCTTGCCTTACTTGACTTTCTTGTGTTTTCAAGGTCTGCAAGGCTCATTGTGTCATACTGCATACCACCATCGGCATATAAGCAAACGGCAAACGCACCGATTATTTTTCCATCATTGAATGGTAATGGCTTAAAATCAAAAGTCTGCTCTCCACTTACAATCTTTTCCTCAAAGCTGTCTCCCTGACGAACCAACTTTGCGTAAATGTCCTTAATCGGTCTGATAGAATACTTCTTTGCCAATTTCTTAGCGCCTCTGTAATCTGTCTGATAGTTAAGCTGATTTCCATAAGGCACCAAGTAACACTCCTTTGAGTAAAAATCCAAGCCAAGATAAGCGCCTTTTAAAAGTCCGGCTGTAAGCTGTGATTGGCTGTATTTCTGTAATGCCGGGTTATCGTTGATAAGTGCTAATGCGTTTTGTACGAACCTAGCCCTGTTAAAGTCCTTTGGTAGTGCTTCTGATACGTTGTTGAGCTTATCCGTTAGCACCATGCTAAATGTTTTCTTTTCCGCAACTGCCGTATTCTCTGCCATAATTAATCCTCCTAAATCTCATTAAAAACCTGAACCGCAAACAGTTCATTAGGTGTCTGCTTGAATAAAACTCCGTCAGATATAACTGTATACATATATCCGTCATACTTAAGCTCTACAGTATGTTTCTTACCGCCCATATAATAGTTTCTCTTCTTAATAATCATTTCTATACCTCCTATAATCCAAGTAACTTTTTGAGTTCTTCTTTCATTTTCTCTGTCTCTTCTCTTATTTTCTTGGCTTCGTCACTCAACTGCTCCTTATCTTTATCAGCAAGTCTAATTACCATTTTGTACTCTTCCTCTGAAACTGTCTCTTTAAGCGCACATAAAACAGTAGTCGCTTCTGCCAAAACATGGCTTCTGGTTCCTCTAAATTCAACTTCTCCGTCTTTTGCTTTAATCATCTCTATGCCTCACTTTCTTCAAAATGCTCTTTTATATCCAATCCGTTATCGTCGTACCACTCGCACCATTCCTGCTCTCCCTCATCAAAACACTCAAGTCCGGAAGCATTACAGTAATCCGGCTTTATGTTATTTTCGTACTGAAATAAGTCATAATCCCATAATGTATTAAGGATTTTCCAAGCCTGTTCAACGCTTTCAACTTCAACATAAAAGTTTTTAACCGCTCCTACTTGGCAATTATGCCAAACTCTCATTTTACTTATGCTTATCCCTCCACAATCTCTAATTTCTCGCTATCATTGACAATCAGCATAATCAACTGGCTATCTACCATTTCAGCAACTTTCTTCTGATTAGTGCTGTCAAGGCTCTCGCTATCATCAAGAATAATAGGTACCGACATACCGCTAATCTTCTGAATAGAGTTGCAAATATCAACTCTACCAAGAATCCTGTTACCCTTATTGCTCATAGTTGTAAGAATTGACTTCCCATTAACTGTAGGTATGCAAACCGACTTGTAACCGCCAGACTTGTCTAGTTCAAACAGCTTCCACTTAACAAGCGAGAAATGACTGTTAATGCTGTCAGATAATGTTTCGTTCTTCGCCTTGTCCAGTTTATCAAGCAAATCAAGGATTTTTTCAGCATTGGTCTTATTCTGTTCCTGTGTACGCTGTTCTGCCCTCAATTCTTCAAGTCGCTGTTCGTCTTTCTCTGTGTTGCTTTCAGCTATCTTTCGCTCACACTCTGACAACTGCTGCCTTAAATCATTTTCCTGTGCCTTTAATTCAACCTTAACACTTGATATGTCATTAGCCTTGTGCATAGCCTGTTCCTTTTCGGCAATCTTCTGTTCAAGTGCCCTGTATTCCTCTGTGACTGTCACATCAATTTCCTGTGGAAGTTCTGATAACTGCTTTTCAAGGTCTGCTAAATCAACTAAACGCTTTTCTAACCTCTGCTTCCTGTCGGTCAATTCCTGTTCAGCTTCAACTAACAATCCTTTGACTTCATCAAGCATATTCTTAGCTGTGTTGCCCTTGCCAGTAATCCTATTAAGTTCAGCTTCTTTATGTGTCTTAAAATCTGCCCTTAATTCCTCTTTCTTTTCCTCTGGGTATTCCTGCTTACAATAAGGGCAAATAAGGCTGTTCTCGTCAAATACACGTTCTTTTTCAGCTTTCCATTTTGCCCTACTATCTTCAAGTGCTTTCTGATATTCCGCTATTTTATCTTTGTCAAATTCAACAACTTTTTCTGCATTGTCGATTGATTTTTTAGCGTCATCAATCACATAATTAAGGTTACTAATCTGCGATTCAAGACCTCTCCTAGCCTTAATATTGTCCTCATTAGCCTTGCGTGATAAATCTCCCTGTTTGAATTTCAAATCAAGAATATCGGCACTAGCCTTGTTATATTCAGCCAACAGCTTGTCATTATCAGTCTGCTTTGCAATGCAATCGGCAATCTGTTCTTTAAGGCTGTTTTTAAGCAGTTCAAGGTCAGATACATCAATATCGCTCTTAATCTGAATATCTCTTTCCTTTTCCTTAATCTGTCCGTCAAGAATAGGCAAATCCTTTGTAATCTTGGCCTTGGTAGCCTTATTCATAGCAGATAATTCTTCTGTTGTATACTTCTCTAATAAAGGAACTAACTCGGCTAATTCAGCTTTCTGTGAAGCTATATCAATGTCTGTAACATTCTCAACAAGGCTAAATAAGTATTCTCTCATTTCGGCAGGCTTCTGATTAAGAAATGCGTTGATGTTACTGCACATCTTGAATGCACTCATATCAATGTCAAGATATGCGTTGAAGTCCTTTAATGTCTTAGGCACATCATTGACAAAATACTTGTTATCATCCTTGTAACTGCTGCCATCCTTGCTGTAAGTACGCTTCTGTACTTTCTTCATGGTGATTTCTTTTCCGTCAACATCAAGTGTAAGTTCAACTGATACATCCATATCATCAACTGATACTCCGTCAACTTCTCTTCTGACAACTGGGTTATCTTTTAACTCATAATCGCAGTTAAACAAGCACCACAGATATGCTGTGGCTATTGTTGACTTGCCTATGCCATTCTTGGCAATAATCTTTGTTATGTCGCAAAAATCAAATGTTCTGCTTGCGTAACACATGAAGTTCTCTACCGACAGTGATATTAATTTTATTTTCATTGCGTTTCCTCTCTTTCTATTTGTTTATGGTTTTTAAAATCAAATTTCCATGTAGGCTTGATTTTTTAACTACTCTTAGATACGAGTCTGACTCCGATACGAAAAGCCACTCACTTGCCACGCAATGAGTCTTGTCAAGCAATAGCTTCTGCTCTCTAGTCAGTGGTTTGAGTTTGTATCTCGTATCACCTAACTTAATTCGTCTTACATTGTCGCTCATTTAGTTTCTCCGTTTCTTTGTCTAGTAACGCTTGAAAGTCAAATGATTTGTCTTTGTGCCGTTTAGCTCGATATAGTTCTTGTAGGTAATCGTTAGCACTCTGACGCTTCAATTGGCTACCAATCGCAGTAGATGTCAAGATTTCCATTTCCGCTCCCTTCGTCATATACAATTCCTTGTATGCCAACAGGAGTATCAACCACACTTCCATGTGGTAAATCATCACTTGCAATTACTACATACTCGTTTTCATCAACAACAAGTCCATATTTGTTTAGATGTCTACCCGGTATATTAAGTCCACCTCCAGGTAATACTCTCTGTGAGTACCACGTATAAGTGTAATCGCCGTATCGGACTCGCCCTAGTTTCTTAAACCGGCTACAACTGTATTTCTTACTGCAAGTTGGAACTGTTGGCTCCTTATAGGTCTGCTCAACTACAACCGGCTCATTCTGAACTACTGTTGGCTCAATCTTTCCTAGCATTACTCCATTTAAATAGGAAGTAACACCGGCTGTCAGCTCAACTTTGCTATCTGCTCTTGCTACCATTATTGGCTTTAAGGTCATAATTCCAATTATTAAAGTCGATAACATCAACATCAGCTTTCTTTTTCTCATGCGGTTCGCCCTCCTCTATGAGACATATCGCAATCAGTATCAGCCAAAATACTGTTACGATTGCTCCAACGATAATACTTGCTGTCTTAATTCCGTATGCCACCGATAATCCAAGGAAAAATGCAAATGCCATAGCCCCTAAAATCGAATAGCCACAGCCTGTATAGAATTTCTCTTTTAAAGTTCTTTTTCTCATACAATCACTCTCCGTTCTGCGCAAGGAATTTATTTACAAAATAAACTTGCCCTTTGCCTGTAACTTTTGTGGTCTTTGCTTCAAGTGGTAGCCTGTCACCTCTTTCAACAGTTCGTATAACAACCTCAAACAATCCCATTTCCATTGCTTTTTGAGTCGGAGCCGTCGAGCCTTGACAAACATATCCATTTTCACGTAGCCACTTATAAAGTCGCTTCTCTCCGATTTTTACCCCATTCTGTCTTATCAATTTTGCAACATCTCTTACTAGCAATGATGTTTCACTAGCTGATACTGCGTCAGCAAAAATCTCTTTAGGCTTCATTCGAGCATTATCTTCGATTAGCTTAGTGTTATCGGACTTAAGGCTATCAATAGTCTTATTGGCTATCTTCAATGCCCTAGCCATTACCTGTTCGGGTGTGTTCCATGCTTTCTCTAAGTCAATGAGATATTGTCGGCACTGTTTACCTTTTTCAGTTCTGCTCATAAGACAGATATGCTTTGCCATATCAACTGTCATGTTGTAGTCCTGTAACTCTTTCTCACCGCCATATTGATTGCTCTGTACCTTAAGGTACGCACCTTTGTAATCCTCACCCTCAATAAAGGTATTTGAGTAAGTTTCAAACCATGCGGAAAATCTCTTGCTGACCTCGAGTGCATTATGTAGTTCTCTTGCCGATACCATTTGAGTATCAACATCAACTTTTAAAATCTCATTCATGCTTCTACCTCGCTTTCCTCTGCGTCAGACTCAAACAAGGATTCTGCAATATCGCAATCATCAGTTCCATATTTGTTGCATATTTCGTCTAGGAATATCGACTCTGCTATGTCATATTCAATTTGATTTTCTGACATGATTTCTGCGATTCGTTGTTCTCTTGCGTTCATGTTTTCTCCTTTCTGTGTTATAATCTCCTCATTAGATAATAAGGAGGTGAAACAAATGTCTCATGATGAAATTCATGATTTGGCAATCGTATATGCAAATTCAAAGTTAGCCGAATACCAAATAGACAGCCGTAGTGCCGTAATGTGTGGCAATACTGAAATGTCTGTTGAGGAAATTCAGTATCTTAAATCTGCTTATCAGTTTGCACTAAATCATCTGACTGAATAGGTGTATATCTTTCGCCTTTCAGCGCATGAGAAACAGCATTGCAAATATTAAGGTGATGTTTCTCATCATTGTTTATGGACTTCTCAATCTTTTTTAAAGTACCATCAATGCTTTTTAAAGTTTTGAGAAGTTCTTTTTCGTACTGTGATTGCATTTTTTATCTCCTTTCTCTCTAATCCACGAAACTCTCAACCGGTTCGCCAAGATAGCTTGCAATTTTAATCATGGTGTCTAATTTGGGCTTGCTTTTATCTCTCTTCCAGTCTGAAAGCAACATGGGTGAAAAGTTCAAGTCTGTTGCTACCCGGTATGATGTGATACCCTTTTTCTTCAAAATTTGCTCAAATCTTGAATATGATTGAGCATATTTCTTAGAATTATTCATTTTTTGCGCTCCTTTCCTTAAAAATATATTGATTTTATTAAGGAAATCCGTTATAATGAAACTTACCAAGACAACAAAATAACAAAATTAAAACCTAGGTTTTAAGGATTCCCTTAATCTAGGTCTAGTATATTATGGTTTTCTTTAATTGTCAAGCATTATTTTAAAGTTTTCCATAATAATTTATGAGGGATTTTTTATGTACGAATACTATCAGAAATTACTAGACGAAAAAGGCTTGAAAAATGCCGATGTTTCAAGAGCTACAGGCATTTCAAACATGACTCTATCTGATTGGAAAAGAGGAAAGAGTGAGCCGAAAACTAAAAATATGCAGAAAATTGCTGATTTTTTGGGAACTACCTTGTCGTATCTAGTTACAGGTGAAGAAAGTAATCCTATATTTGAACAAGCAAATATAGATTATGAACTTTCAAATATAGACAGCAAGCTCAAAGATTACGTATTTAAGTTATCTAAATTGTCGGATAAAGAGCAAGAAAATATTATGAATTTAATAGATATGATGTATGAAAAATACTCAAAATAAATTAAATTAATAAGAAAGGTGGTATTTTATTATGAGTAAAACTGTTAAATGTCCTAAATGGGGTTGTGATGGCGTTGGCATACCTGTTGATACCAAGAAAAAATTTTCATTCGGCAAAGCACTTGTTGGTAACACAGTAGGTGGTCTCTTCGGACCTGTCGGTGCCGTTGTTGGTACTGCTACCGGAATTAAAGGCAAGAGCGGCAAAACAAAATTTGTGTGTTCAAAGTGCGGTAACGTTTGGGAAAAGAAAATATAACCACAAGGCAGAGTTTTTACTCTGCCTCTATTTTTCCTTTAATAAATATGTACAAGTACAGTAACAGGTCTTTATCTTCCACATTCTCAATCATTTTAATTATTTCATCCTTATATTCCATACAATGCCACCTCCGATACATCAATTATAGAACATTTGTTCTTAAACGTCAATAAGGACGGCAGAAAAATCCACCGCCCTACCGAAACTTGAAGAGTTCTCTTGTTTGAGAACATCATTACTGTAGCACTTTAAAGTGTTTTATTTTGTCGAAACATGCCGACTATACAGCTTTTTGTGAAGTAATGTACTCATATTCCTCTTGCGATATTTTACCGCTTGCTACCCTGTCGAGTAGCTCCTCTTTTGTGACTCTGCCACTCTCATATAGCCTTTTAAGGCTCTCAACTAATATTCTCATATTTAAAGTACCCCCTCGTCCATTAACTGCCTTGTATAGTTGTCTATCGCTTCCTCGTCAGAGTGCTCGTTAATCTCTTTTGCCTGTTCCATAGCAATAAGATACTGCGAGTATTCTTCCTGTGTCAGCTCGCGCTCCTCGTACTCCCAGTGCTTAGGCTTGTAAGTAAAATCATCCTCACTCCCTGTTGCTTCAACCGATTTAATGCTTTTTCGTTGATAAACGATATTCGGAGAAGATGTTGTGTCAATGTCAAGCGGTTTGTCCGGTTGCATACTTTCTACGAGTTTGTATTCTGTCATATTCAATACACCTTGCCTTTCTGTCTACTGTTGAAATTTTGTGTTTCATTTTGCCAAAATCTATAAATGGTTTGATATGCTCCCTATAATAATCGTACATATCACAATTTTTAATCCACGCAAGAGCGGAAACCATTTGTTTTGCGTCATATATTGTAACCTTTGATTTTTGCCATATTCTGACCGCTTTTGTTCTTATTTTCTTAAGGATTGTTTTTCTTAAGGTGGTTCTGCTTCTGTAAAATTTATATCCCATAAAATCAAGTGGTCTGCCATATGTTGCTGGCTTTCCATTCTTGCCGACATATGGATTTCGGGGCAAATAGTGAAAACGAAATATCTGCCAGTTTGCCTTGACTGTCAAGCCTAATTCTGCAAGGCTGTTATCAATCACGGCTTTTACCTGGTGCAATTTCTTTTTGCTTGCACAAAATATAGCCATATCGTCAACATAACGTGCATATTTCAGCTCAATGCCAAGCGATTTAATTTCATGGTCAAGCTCGCCTAAATACCAGTTAGCAAGCCATACAGATGTATAAAAACCAAGCGGTAAGCCGTTCGGCACACAATGTATGACATTTTCAACAATCTGCATAAATTTAAAATCTTTGATTTTGGATTTAAGCTTTTCGATTAATTTATCCTGTGGAATACTAGCGTAAAATTGCTTCACATCAAGCTTATAACAGTATTTAATGGCCTTACCGCCTTGCCTTATCCACTTGCATATACATTTCTTGCCATATGCACCGCCACGCTTAGGAACCGAGCCGTAACTGTGTTCATACATTCCTTTGTTAAACATGGGTTTAAGTACATTAACTATCATGTGATGTACTATTGACTCCATAACTGTTGGTATTACTATCTTGCGTTTCTTTCGTGATATTCCGTCATATATTTCTTTGGGCTTATGTTCAAAAGGTGTGAAGTTAATCGCATATTCTCTAATTTTAGGTATGTATGTATCAAGGTCTGCTAAAATTTTCCTAACCTTATTTCTTCTCTTTTTACCCTTAGAGAAGTTTTGAATTGCAAGTTTTATATTTTCGTCTGAAATAAATTCAGCATATAGATTTCTGTATGTTTTCATACGTATTCTCTTCCTATCCTCTCTACCACGTTCGACCATTTCCTACTACTAGCAGTAGCTTGCATCGAGTTAATTTTTACCAAGGGGTACGGAATTTAGTCTGCATTCATTTTATCCCATGAATGATAGGTACAGAAGCCCCGATGTTCCACCTCGCGTTACCAGCCTCGTTGTTCAAGTTCACGTAGAACGCGCCACAATGACGGCCGTTGTTCAGGTGGCCACCGAAAAGAGCAAAGGCGCAAACTAAATCCCTTATATAAAATTAACTACACACGTTTATAGTTACAAATTTTCTTAGGAGAAACGCGGTTTCTCCCTTTCTGCTTAGGCAGAAATTCCCTCTTCCCTGTTGCAAGTTATTTGTAGGAAAGAGAAGCCCCGAAGTCCCACCTCGCGTAACCAGCCCCGCTGTACAAGCTCACGCCGAACGCGCCACAAGGACGGCCGCGGTTCAGGGGGCCACCGAAAAGAGCAAAGGCTATAATTGCAATATTAAACCAACAACCATCAGGATAATAGGTCGATGATGAGCCTGTAATTGATGTTGGAAACATGCCTAATGCCGTGTATAACATATCTTTGATATATCCGCCACTTGTACCACTAGGAGTTGAATTAGGTATCTCGATATACCCTGTTCCATCAGTGTTATAGTTGGTTGCTTTGCTCCCATCCTTTGTTGACGGAGATAGCTTGACTTTTGCTATACCATTAGCTAGGATAAGTCCGGCTGTTCGTCTCCACTGATTGCCGTAGTAATTCTCCATTCCAAATATTTTAACTCCGGCTTTTCCAGTATTTTCGCCCCAAAATAAGCCTTTGCCATTCATTGTGCCGGTCTTAAGCAATAAGTTTTCATCACTGACATTTTCGCTCATACCTCGCCCGAATACATCTTGTGTATCGGTAGATTTTCCCATGATGATAAGCAAAATATTAATCAAGAGTCTGTCGACATACTGCTCAATTTCATAGCCTGTACCATTAGCTCTTGCATATGTCATTTCTTGGCTGGCTGTTTTCGATTTAATAACTGTTTGTCCGCTTATTGAACGCAGCTTATTGTTGCCGTCAAGTGAGCCATTATAAATTGGTGTATAAAAATGAGATTTTTCATTGCCGTTAATATCAATAAAATTCAGATTTTTAAAATCTTTATCAGCTTGGTAGTTGGCAACATAAAGGCTTGCACTGTTTGGATTGCCCTTGTCGGGTGCAATTTTCCACCATATAATGTCTGTGCCATTGCCCCATTCCATCATAGCATTTCCATCGTAATCAACGTTTGCTATATCTGACGCACTGCCATCTATTTTTTTAGTCAAGTCGTTTTCATTGAGGTAATAGTCAACCTGTCCATTTGTTTTAAGCATACATGGTCTTGGCATGAAAAAGACATTTGCCCATGAGCCATAATCAAAAGTTCCACTCGTGAAATTCATGGCCGCTGGAGTCATGCCTACTGCGTCTGCTAAATATCTGACTCTTGTTTTCGGGTTACTATCCGCCCCATTAATGTGAACACCATAAATAACTCTTCCCTCACTTAATTTTGTACCAAGGGCTTTAATACTCTCAACAATTGCTTGCCCTGTTGTATCTGATATAATGTCTATTCCGCTCATATTTAATCCTCCTTACTTACATTAAGCAATCCAGCGCTTGTCACGGAAAAAGTAATGCCTCTTCCGTTTGCTTTCTGCTCGACAAGTCCGGCTTGCTGTTCTGCTCTTTGTGCGGCTTCATTCGCGGCCTTTGTAGCTGCGTTTGCTTGACTTACCGCCGTATCAATCTTTCCTGAAATCTGTGTGACCTCGTTTGCTTTTTGCGAAGCAGTCTGCGCAGATTTTTGAGCCTGTGAAGCAGAGTCGCTTGCCGAGGCAGCTTTTTCTGTCGCAGTCTGCGCTGATTTTTGAGCCTGTGATACGGATTGAGCCATGCCGTCAAGGTAACTCTGAATAAGTCTTTGAATTTCAACGTCAAAATCCTCAACAGTTCCCATTCGCTTAACTATTCCGGGTGCGAAACACATCCATATCTGCTGTTTTTTCGTGTCGGAGTCGGTCGATACCGCCCATTCTCCGGCTTTCATTTTTGAGGGGTCAAACTGTGCGTATGCCCCTCGTCTCATTTGAATAGCCATAAGTTACACCTCGCTTTCATCAATGCCTAATTTCTGACACAATTTTGAAAACTTATCTTCCAATTCATCTATGTGTTTTTGCATTTTATCAATCTTCTGCTCATCTCCGGCAAGTCTTAAGATTAAGAATTGCTCATAATTCATGCCGTAGTACAGTGTATCATCATCCGATGTTGCTTTGTTTTGGAAAATCATATTAAGGTTTTCATCGGCATGTCCTTTATCTTTAAGGCTTTCGATTACATCCTGTGCCATTGCTCCAAAATATAACGGCTTGTCTGAATATCCTTGTCTGTTAAGATTGTATTGGAATAAATCAACCGAGCCTACTGCGTCAATATAATCTTGATTAATTGCTTTAATATTCTTTTTTAAGCGTTTATCTGACGAACTCCATACCCAAGTAACATCAACTTGGAAACTTAAGGCACTACCATCCCAGTTGCAGTGATATGTATGTCCTGTTGCATTGCCACACATAGCATACCCTCTATCAGTCTCTCTGAATTTATCAGATTGTACTTCTTGAGCACTCATTGTCTGTTGCGCACTTATTGTCTGTGCGCTCATTATCTGCGCGCCTATAGCGCCTACGGCTCCGTAGAGTGTAATCATGTTCTCGCCATTTTTGTTAATTCGCAAGACTGCGCCATTCATCCAAAGTTCATAATTGTTTCCTGAATTGTCAGTAGCTTTTAAATCAATCTTTGAATTACTTAAATTTCCGTTCAGTGAAATACTTACCGCATCATCAAGTGTAATACCTTTGTTATCCAGCGTTACAAGTGTCTTTCCGTTTGCGTCTTTGACATACTGCTTGCCGTTTACGTTATTCTCACCACCTAAAGTGAGCGTACCACCATGTGCCCAATCAAAATTAATGCCGATAACCGACATAATATTGAAAATAGCATTTCCATCTTTATCAATTCCGGCTTTCCATGTCTTGCCGTAATCATTTGATACAGCCATGCCATTAGCTGTCATTTTCCACTGTATGTTACTCGAATTAAGGTCGGCTTTATTATGCATAATGTAAATAATTGAGCCATCCTCTTGCACCTGTTCAGTCTTAAAAAGTCCGAGCGATTGAGACATTAGCTGTGTCAGCAATTGCATTTGCTTGTCATATACACTTAGTTGTGCCTGTGCAACTTTCCTAGCTTGTACGACAGCCTTTGTCTCATTACTGAATTTATCAGCGCTATTTCTTGAAGCATTTTCAGCGTCACATGAAATTTTTGTACCGCTTCCAACTGTAAATGTTCGGTTAGAAATAAAGCAGCTATAGGTATTCTGCTTGCGGTCTGTCACAAGTGCCGCGTCTCCGCTCTCAATCAGTGGATTTGATAAAAGCGTAGCTTGAAGCGGTCTGAACCTCATGCCACCGATTTTCTTGAAGATATAATTTGCAACTTCCTGTGCTTTGTCTGCCGAAATAAACGGATTATCAGAAATTGAGATTACATATCCCTCTTTTCCGGCAAGAGCGTTAACATCTTTTGTCTTATCCTCTTTCGATGTCACAATAACTTTAACACCTGTAATAACAACATCATCGGTCGCAACATTCAAGTCTTTTTGTGTGTAAACATTGTGGTAATTTCTCGCTTCTGTAAATGTTCCACCATCAACACTATCTCCGTCAGAATAATTAAATGTTCCACCATCAACACTATCTCCGTCAGAGTATGGTGTAGTTTTTGTGCTAAAAGTTCCACCATCGTAGCTCTGACTGTCAAACTGACTCATATCGTACCAACTGATAAGCAATTCACCATCGTGACCGCACTTACCCCATAATCCGCTTAACTGCAGGATATAGGCTATCACCTGTCCATATGTGAGTTTTTGATTATCACTTGGTATCTCGTTAATCACGTAATCAGAGTTATCAAATCTCGCCATAGTAAAAGGTACATCACACTTAATACAAGCGTCTCTGACTACCTCATACGCTGTCGTGGGGTAGCTTAAATTGCTATCATACTCACGATTGAAATTATTAATATTGTCAAGGCAAGTAAGCGTTATGAGCGAGCCGTCATAGCTTGTCTCGCTGACTCTATACTCACCAATTTTTAATTTTTCGGTTGTGCCGTCGGAAAAACTTTTTGAAACATATGCTGTTACGCTTGCCTTGTCAAAATCGTACTTGCTGTAATCTTCATAAATGTTATTCAGCTTAATTTTCAGTTTTCCGGCAATCAAAGCCCCGATTGTGAAAGTACCATTGCTTGATGTTGAATCATTAACCTCGAAGCCATTTGCCCACAGCTCACCATCACTAATAGGGATTTTTTCACCGCTTGCCGTAACTATGTCAGCAAAGCAATTTACGTTTATATCATTGTCGAGCATTACTGCTCTTTGCCATTTAGCCGATACTTTAAGCATTAAATCACCGCCTTATACTTCTATGAGGTCAAAGCTCAATGTCTCATACCTCTTATTGTTGATAGTCCATATCTTGATAGGTGCGCTTCTATCACCCACATAGAATGTACGTGTTTCATCAGTGCCACTCATAGCGTCAGGATATGTCACTCTGATATATTCAGGGTTCACCATTTGAAGTATCTTTGCCGTCCTAGCCTTGTCTGTACCATTCCACGACAATTTGAGCTGTCGCTTTTGGGCTATTCTATTCTTGTGCATTTTAGCGTCCTGTGTACGTCCGCTATCGCTTGCAGACACATCAATCATGCCCCATTCAAAGCTTGACGGAGTAGGTAATGCCACTCCGTCTACTAACATCATTGCCATATTGTTACCTCGTAAAAAGACACCCACGCAAGGGCGAGTGTCTTAACCAAATTCATTTGCTACGATATATCGTTGTCCGTGCTTTGCCTTGCCTACCTGCGTCATGCGATAGAGTGTTTCGCTGTCGCACTTAAACACATTTTCAATGATAGGCGCAGAGTTTCCACCAGTGTTAGAGTTCATCATTACTTGTGCCATGCCTTCCATGACAGCCTGTTTAATTCCCTCTGTAATTTGTTGGTTATTTGCTACCACGTTTTTGCCGTTTGAGAACTTGCCGACTAATTCGTTGTGATTAATAAAAGCCATGCCGTCCTCTCCTCTTGGGAAAATTCCACCACTAGCAAGCCTTGGAATATGCACTCTTGGGACTAACGATACTCCGCCCCAATTTGCGCCAGCCACCTTAGCAGCCATAGAAACAACTTTGTTAAATCCTCTTAATAAAGAGTTAATTCCACTGACAACAAAATTAACCCCATTCTCTATTTTTGAAATAACGTAATTCATAGCTCCTGTAACGCCACCTCTTATTGAACTCCACACATAATTAAACGCGTTTGTAATTCCGTTTTTCATAATATTAAAGCAGTTTGTGATAGGCGAAATAACATTGCCATTAAACCAACCCGCCACGCTTTGCCAAGTAGATATAACAAAGTTCTTTGCTACGCTAAGTGCCGATGTTATGCCAGCTTTCAACATATTAAAGAAGTTTGAAATCGGTTGTATTACTGTACCGCTAAACCAACTTGCCACCCCTTGCCATGTTGAAAATACAAAATCTTTTGCTGTCTGTATCGTTGTCTGTATAAGTGTTTTTAAAAAGTTAAACAGATTTGAAATTGGAGTAATTACATTATTATTGAACCACCCCGAAGCTACTATCCAAATTGCTTGAATTATTATCCAAATACCTTGAAAAATCTGTTGTGCTCGTGTGGCAAAACCTTTGAAAAATCCGACTATCGGCTCAATTACTGTGGAGCTAAACCATTTCGAAGCTCCTTGCCACACAGTTACTATGTCTTTCCATAGAGAACCGAAAAAGCCACTTATGGTTTTCCACATATCTTTAAAAAACGAAACTACAGGCTCAATGACATTTCCATTGAACCATTCGCCAACTGTTGAAAATAGTTCACAAACTGCATTCCAATTATCTTTTATCACAACAACAATCGTTGCGACTGCTGCCACTATTGCTCCAACAATTACCGCTGGCAATGCTGCCACACCAGCTAATATTGCTCCGATTGTAGTTAATGCGACACCTATTACCATTAAAATCTCATTCACCCAGCTAAATCCGTCTTTTAGCATTTTGACAAAATTTACAATAGATAAAATTGTTCCGGCTATTGCCGAAAAAGCAGAGCCGATTGTTGCTAATAGGTCTGCTGCCCCTGTTCCGAATGCAGCCGTTATTGCATCGCCCAAACTTAAACCACTGAATAGTCCTTCTATAAGTAGCCCGAGGTTTGTTGACAATGAAGCAAAAATCGTTTTAAATGCTTGCATTATTGCTGTTCCAATACCAGCTCCTTCTACAAGCTCAAATCCAATTTTTGAAGCTATTGCCTGTGCTATCGCTTTTGATAATGATTTTCCAATAAAAGCGAGTGCCACTGAACCCAATTTTAACGAAATTATCTTTTTTATCAGCAATGTGCCAACTATTATCTCAACAGTTTTAATGTCTAAATTGCTTAAAAAGTCCGTAATTCCTTTGAGTATGTCTTTCCACGACACATTTTTAATTGCTGTGGTTAGCATGGTGTATATTCCTTGTACCCACGCGTTAATAGTTTTTGCCAATAATGCAAAATCAAAATTCTCAAAAAATCCATTAATGCCGTTAGCAATCGACAAGCCAAAATTAGACCAGTCAAATGTTGTACCGAATGAATTAAGGAAATGCAAAGCTGTGTTCAGTGAACCGGCTATTGTTGCGCCCAAATCGTAAAAGAGTCTTGGGCTGATTAAGCCATTAAGGAAGTCTGCAAGTCCTTTTCCGAAATTGTCAGCTTTCTGATAAATCTTCTTCCAATCAATGCTCTCCATAGCACTCGCAAGAGCGTCACCGATGTACTTTCCGAGTGAGTAAAGGTCTTTGATTGATGATTTGTATTTTTCAATCAATCCATCGGTCTTTTTCAGTGAGCTATCAACACCACCGCCAGCTCCACCGCCGCCTGAACCGCCACTGCCCGAACCTCCGCCACTGCCACTATCGCTGTTATCGTCAAGTGCGTGTATCTCGTCTATGCTAAGCAATGTCTTTTTAAGTTTTTGAGCTTTCTTATTAGAACTATCAGCGCTATCGCCAATATCGCCTACTCCGCCAGCTATGTCCTCCATGCCGTCAACAGTAGCACCGCCACCGCTTATCTCGATAGTCCAGCCGAAGATTGCTCCGAGTGCGTCAGCTACAGTTTTTGTAAAGCTGATAACCTTAAGCATTACCTTGCTTAAGGCTTGAACAAATGGCTTTAAAGCATTGATTATTACGCTACCTATGATACTGCCCCATGCTTGGAACTCTTGCTTAAGGACTCTTATACTGTTGGCCCACGTATTAGCGGTCTTAGAGAAGTCCTGCTGTGCAGCTTGCGTATTTGCCATGACATAATTATATCTTAGCAATACCTTTTCAGCTTGCGTCATTGACTTGATATTTGCGTCAAGTCCGTTTTTCATAGCCCACTCTGAAAGTGTGGCCTGTGTTAAATCAAGTCCATATCTCCTTAATGGTGCGATTGTGCCTGTAAAAATGGATTGTAGGCTTTTTGCAACATCAGCTTGGTCTACATCATAGAATGAAGCCATATCGCCAGCCAACTTTGTGAGATTAAGTGACATATCAGCCATACTGTCTGTAGTCTTGTATAGCGTGTTATTTTGGCTCATAAGAGCTTTATTTGCCACTGCCGTACCATTTGCCACTTGCTGTGATGTAATACCTACAGAAGTGCCTAACGCTTGGAAACGGCTTGATATTTGCTTAACTGTCAGCTCTGACATTCCGAAGTCTTGAATTGATGTTTTTGTAAAATCATCAACCTTGCTTGCCATATCGCCAAACGTGGTATCTACTACGTTCTGAACCTCGGTTAATTGGCTCGCTAAATCAACTGCACTGCCTAGCTTTCCGACAGCTCGCATAACTAACCAATATGTTGCATAAAACTTACCAATGGTTGAAGCTAAGCCACTAAAGCCACTCCTTGTACGCTTAATCGACTTGCTTGTGTTTGAAAAGCCTGTTACAAGTGACCTACTAGCCGAGCCGACTTTTGAGCCTTGCTGCGACAGATTAGCAAGTGCGTTAGTCATTTGAATAATGTTGTTGCTAACTCTCGGTGCGTTAGATAATGTTGTCATTACCTCTTTCAGGGCGCTGCCAAGGCTTTTGATATTATCCGCAGCATAACCGGCTGATTTTGAACCGAGCTTTGAGATTGAAGCTGTTAGCTGTGTAATCTCTGCTGATTGCTTTGAAATATTTGCAAAGCCCGACAGTTCTGTTGCCATGCTCTTTAAAGCACTTGCCGAGCTGACAAGTCTTGCAGTATCAAGGTTGCCGAGCTTTTCCATGTTAGTTGCAATCTTGCTAAAGGTACGTGTGTCAATACTGCTCACACTTCTAAGTGATGTCGCAAGTTGTGACATTCCGCTTGCAAAATTACTTATGCTTGCACCATTGAGGGAATTGAGAGTACTTCCAAGTCCTTGCAACTTACTTTGTAAATTGCCTATGGCTTTAATCGCTTGTTGTGCGTCCGACTCGATTTGAAGCTCAATGCTCTCTGCCATTTTCTCACCTCCCTGTAATAAAAAAGAGCTACCCTAAAGTAGCTCTCATGTATTTAGTCTTTGAGCAGATAGTATGTTGTAATCAATCCAACATATCCATCTTGTTTAAGACCCCTATTCTTTTGAAATACCATGACACATTTAGTGAGATAATCGCTCCACTCCTTATAATCGGTATCAAGTTTTTAAAAATGAAACTTGTCATGCAGAGTTTTTCTCAGCCACTTAATGGCTGTCGGGCAATCATGAATCTGTCCGCTCCACAAATTGTGATTTTTAGCAAATCTCTGTGAATTAGCTCCAAACTTGCCATCTTCCTTAAGTTCGTCTGTGTCAAATCCGATGTTCATAGCATGTTGCCATTTTCTTACATCATCATTATCGAGGTAATATTCCTCATTGCCTTTCCAAGCGTTATTTTTTACCGGAGTTGCCGTTGGTGTCGGAGTTGCTATTGGTGCCGGATTATTCTCTATTCCGTCACCCTTATCAAGCTCAATATAGAGTAAGTTAGCGTCAGTGCTGTTATTCAGACCGCTACAGGTAAATGCACTTGAATACTGCCAGCCATACAGAGGATGTTGAATAACAGGCTTCTTTGCACTATTAGGCTCATCACCGATAGACATTCCTTTAGTTGATGGATAGCGTGCAATCCAAAATGGACAGTTAATCTGATTTGCGTATGGCACAATATACTGATTGTAAAAGCTAAGTCCTGTGTATACACCAAAGTTAAGCCCGGCACTTTTGATAACACTCTGATATGTGTTGATAATATCAATAAGTGTCTGTCCGAGTCCTTGCTGACATTTATCTTCAACATCTAACCAAACAAAAGTTTTTCTTCCGGCAAGTGTCTGAATGACCTTATTTGCGTCTGTCTTTGCTTTTTCTACTGTTGTAGCGTATGAGTAGTTGTAAACACCTTGTATTGGCATTCCTACATCAGTACAGCCTTTCCAATTTCGCTCAAAGGTTTTATCCGGATTAAGGTCTTTACGGATTATTTTCAGAATTGCAAATTGCACCCCAGCCCACTTAACCTTACTCCAATCAATATTTCCTTGATATGACGATACGTCAATTCCTTTATATGCCATTTTCTCACCTCATTAATCAGGACTTTCAGGTAATCCTGACTGTCTTAATGCGTTAATTCGTTGCTTCATTTCATAAACGGCAATTTCCTCATTAGACTCCTTGTATTTAGGCTCGTTATCTTTTGAGTATTGCTCATTTAATGATTTTTCAATGTATTTTGCTCTTGCTTTATTGCCATTCAAGGCTCTGTCGATAGCTGTAAGAGTTGCGCTTAATCCGTATGTGCCCCACCAAGCCCACATGTTGGAGTCGGATTCTTTTTGCTCGAGCATATAAGCCTTTGAATAAGGCTCTAAATCAGCCGGACAAGACATATCTATGTCCTCAACGCTAAATCCATAGCCTTTAGTTGCTAACAGCCAATATGGGCGGATTTCGTTGCAATATACTTCCCATGTAAGCTCTTTTACTTCTTGGTCGGTTTCCTCTTGACTGTCTGCGCCTCTTTCGCCAACATTTTGGATAAAAAACTGTTTTTCTCCATTTCTGCTGACAAATCATTGTAAAGTGACTGTAAATCTCCACCCTCTTCATTCTCCGGGTCAAGGTAATCGTCAAGTAAATCGTATACCTTTACAAGCTGTTTCTCTTTTGCTTCTTTATCGTCAAAATCAAAGCCAAATTCGTCAGCGTGGAATTTCTGCAAACCTACGAGTAAAAACTCCGGTAAAAATTCAAGCATGTTGTCAATGACTTCAAGCCCCTCACCCTGTTGCTCCATTCCTACGAGCCTTGGGATAATTTTATTCTTAACTACCGGTGCGTATCCGAATTTAACTGTATATTCTTTTCCATTTAATTTAATTTTCATTTTATCTTTCCCTTTCTCCCTAATTTATATAGGGAAAGAGGCAGTATTAAAACTGCCTCAATTACCTTACTATATTGTTTCTTCAAGTTCGCTGTTAGCCGTGCTATCATCATAGCCAACCGCTACGGCTTTTTCCGATTGGCTCATGATTTTTTTGTGAGTGTGATTGTTGTTGGATAGCCTTGGTCGTCCTCTGTTACCGCAACATCGTAGTTATCCTCAATCCACTTAGGCACTGTCTGTACTGATACAGTCGCAGTTCCTGTTAAGTGGTCATCGGAAGCCTCACCCGGGGCGAATGACTCCTGACCGATAAAAGCGCAGATACCTTCTGAACCTTTTCCGTCTGTACCATAAAGAATGATGAAATCGAGCTTCTTACCCTCGTTAGTTACCATCTCATCTTTGTACTTCTTCTCAAAAGCTCCCTCAACTTCCATTGAACCGGCTGAACGTCTGCCCATTTCCTGTGTCTCTACTAAATCTTCAAGAGTTGAAGTATCTACCATGTTCTGTGAACCGAATGGTGAGGGAATTGTTTTTGCTCTAAGTAAGAGCTTGTAAGTTCCAGCCCAATAATCGCCACTTGTGGCAGAACCGGTTGGCGTCTTGTAAGCAATTCTACTTTTTAATCCTGTTGCCATTTTTATTACCTCCTAATTTTTCATAAAAAAATAAGAGCCAAAAAGCTCTTATAATCTATCATTCCAGTCGAATGACCGCCTAGCACGTAATGTTGCAGTCCATAATTTGCCGTTTTTCCTAGCGAACGGGGCTGTTGTCAGCTTGAATGACATAGCTTTGTATTCATTAGCCACTGTCTGCGCCACATTCAAGGCTTCTGAACGGCTTTTATTCGTTGTAACAATTACTTGTGCCGTAAATAACACTGTATTTATTCTTTCACACTCTAAATCCTCATTCTGTTCAATAGGTTCGAGTGCTTGAATCAGCACTGTTGGGAAACTAGCCGCTGCACTGTCCGACTGTTCCTCTTGTGTGAATTTTAGCTTGGGATATTTAGTTTTCAATTTTTTCTCGCATCGGGTTTTTACAATCGCATATGTGAGATTTTCAAGGTCATAAACCCATTGATTTTGACTCGCCACTCTATCACCTCAACTAAAAAATTTTCCGTGCCGTTCTCATAATGTCATTTTCCATTTCTACAAATGCGTGATACATCGGCATTGTAGGTGTAATGCCGTATGAATGATGTAATTCTCCACTTTCGTCTCTCCAATACCAACCCTCACTGTCAAATGCGTGTGTCTGCCCCGGAAAAGTTCCTTGACCGCCTCTTGCATCATTGAAATGTGGTTTAGCTTTCCAACCTGAGCCGTATTCAGCCATAAGCAAAGGTGATACATCAACTGTCTTAAGTCCATCGGCTGTCTGCCATGTGCTTTGTATCTGCCCTGTTTCGGTAGCAAGTACAATAGCCGTACAGCCGTCTGTTGTATCTTTAATTTCATAACTAAATGTAATATAGCGTCCGAAATTGCCTGTATTTGCTCGTGCTACGTCTATGCCGTTACTAGCAAGCTCCTCAACAAACGCTATGCACTTGTCTTGCAAGCGGTCTTTGTATCTTTCAAGCTTGTCTATCGCATCTTGTATAGATTTTTCTGTCAGAGAAATGTCAATCTTCATAATTACACTTCTTTCACAACTGCTTTGAGCATGTATTTAACTGAATAGAGAGAGGGCTTCACTCCCACTATTGTAAAGTCTGCGGAAGTTGAATCAACTAATCCGTTTTCGTCCTTCGTAGGCTCGCTATCAAGCCAAATAACGTCACCTTTTTTAAAAAGGTATTCTCCTCTGTCTGTCAGCAAAACAGCATCAAAATCAGCCGTATTAAAGCCATATTCCTTGTTCTGCGCTTCTCCTCCGTCAAACGATATATTTGCCCGAAAATCAACCGGCTCCGAAAAGCCTGTTTCTTCGTGTGTGTAGTATATCTTCTCTCCGTCCTCTGTTTCGTAAAACTTTAGATTTCCGTCCTCGTCTTTTTCATAGACTGTGACAGTTTGACCTTGAAGCGCGTATTTCATGGCTTGCTTATTGATGTCAAGCATTTTTCTTTATCTGCTTGTAAATCTGATTAACACCGGTACTTGCCATGCCTGACACAATGCCAACTGCTATTGCGTCAAGAATGTTGTTTGCCGGATAACCGGGAATTACAAACATTCCAACAATGCCGAGTACTCCACCGGCTACACCTACGATAATAGGAATAACATTATCTTTAACCTGTGGTATCTGCTTTGAAGCATATCCGATTAAATAAGTAATTACCATAATGGCAACTACTGTAGGTACTTGTGTAAAGTCCATCAGTTTTTCCCTCCTTTACCTAAATGGATTTCCTCAATCTCATTTTTCATTTTTGTTACCATGCCATTACCACCAAGTGCGTGGTATGCGTCATACATCTCGCAAAAATTCTGATACGCATATGAGGGTATTTCGCCAAGCTTCATGTACTTATCATGGTATTCGATAAGCTGTACTCGTAAAAGTAACATTGTACCTTTTCCGTTTGCTTGTCGTAGCTTCTTTTCCTCTTCAATGCGCTCGTTTCTTTCTTTTGTGTCTATCGCTTTTTGCTTTTTCTGCTCTTGTAAAAGCCAAACAATATAGCCCAAAAGTGCTGTCAGAACAATTGGCAAGGCAATAATATATGTCTGATAGATTAAATTATTCATCTTACAGCCTTTCGTCTTTGGTAATTGGCACACCGCCCACCACCACTTAATGTGTACCGCCTGCTACCATATTGGTAACGCACAATCTTCTTTTGCTATAGCACTTTGACAAAAGGGAACACCCCAATAAACAGCTTGTCTCTGTCTTTCCATGTACGGCTCACTCCACCCTCACTTAATGCGCTCATGTAATTCTCACCGGCTTGTGAATGGTCGTAAACCGCAAGATTGATAACAACGTTTTCAAACTGCTTTAAGTCGGCAGTTATATCATCATCAGTGAAAGTGTCCGGATAACACCTTTTTGCTTTCACATCTTCCGTGGCTTGCTTAATGAGCTGTTCAATGAGTGGATTATCTTCCTTTTTATCGAATACAACCACATCAGATGTTGTATCATCATCGTTTGTGACAGTTTCGATATGAAATTGTTTAAGTCTGATTTTAACTTGCTCTAATGTGGTATATTCCATAATTCAGCTCCTATAATCCTAACTTCTCAATTAACAGCTTCTTTAATTCTGCTCCTGTAAGTCCTTCTGCGTTGTCTATACCTTGTTCTGTGGCAAAAGCCTGTAAATCAGATGTAGACATACGATTAATGGCTGTCTTGCTATAATCAAAAGAAGCTTTAGAATTGCTATTTTCTGGAACTTCTTCGCCTGCGTTATACCATTTTCCATTATGAATTACTATATATGGATATATCATAATTGCACCCCCTACTCTTCGCTATGAACCTCATATACGAATGTGCTATCCATATTCTCATATGACGGAAGAACAACCTCGGAAGCAAATGTTGACATCTTCATAGGTGGTCCGTACTCTGTCTTTGTAGCGACTGTAATACCTACACCATATACTGTTACATCTACATCGGCTACCTGTCTTGCTGTTCTTTCTTCCGGTGTAGTGCCAAACCAAGTGCTGCCAAGGCTGCCTTCCGGAAGGAGTGTAACCTTGTTATCCGGGTAGAAGTACTGCTCCTTGCCATCATCATCAATGTACATCTTATCGTAAAGTACGATAGTGAGCTTTGTTCTCTTCTGCACTACTGAAATAACAGTATCATCGTCAACATCAATAGTTGCTGTAAGGTTCTGTGCAAGGATTGAGTTTCTTATCTGCGCATTATCAAGCAAATACTGGAATGTATTGCTGTTCATAAGCGCATATCTAGCAATCTTGCCTTGCTTCTGTAACTTCTTTCTTGCATTGTTAAGGTCTGTAAGTGGCTTTGAATTAGCTGTATCGCTCCACATACTTGTGCCTGATAACTTTGCGTAATGGTCTTTTGTATATGAGCCATCCTTATCATAATCGTAAGCATACTGAACACCATCGCTCACAATGGCAATTACTGGGTGGCCCGCGCTTGTGGCAAGAAGTGACATTCTCATACGTTCCGGAACAACTTCTGCGCCGCTTACAAGGTTATTTGTATCGTCATACACACTCGATAAAGCACTTGCAAGGTAAGGGTCATCTTCTGATTGAATACGCTCGATTTCAAGCATTTCCTCTTCACCGACTGTCATTCCCTCACGGAAGAATGCCATCTGTGTTTTTTCCTTGCTTAATCCCTCTCTAGCTCTAATTGTTGGGATTGTGTCAAAGTTGGATGGTGCAAGTGATACCGGTAGTCCTTTATGTGTCTTAATCCAGCTTAAATCAAGCCCCTGTTTCTTTCTTTCCGGAAACCACTGTAAACCAAGATAAGGTATCTGGTTACTAGCGTTTTCTGTTGCTGATAATGCGATAGACTTGCTGTCTAATACTTCATTAATTAACATCTGTTTACCTCCTGTTATTATTCAAATACAATCATTGGAAGAGCTGTCTTAACTGCTGCGTCATATGTAACGCCTGAGTGCGCTTCTGCTACCTTTGTGTTAAGATATGCTTTCTTAAGCAGTACTCCCTGTGGTCTGTCCTCTGTTACATCAAACCTTAAAATACCTACTACTGTGGCTGTATTGTCAGCCTTGCCGGTTGTTCCGATTGGTGTACCCGCTTTGACAATCTTCTTGCCCTGTGCGTTTGTAGTTGTTACACCATCAAAATCAAGTGTCAGTGGGATTGCTTCATTAGGCTCTCTCTTTAAAATCTGAACATCTCCCGCGTATGAAGTCTTTTCATACTGCATATTCATTTCCTTTGCCATTTTTTACCTCCTGTTATTACTGAATGTAATGTGATAAAATGTTGTTGCTTTTAGGTGCATCAGATATAAGACTTTCTGCTATCTTTTCAGCATTTGTCTTATTTCCTGTATCACCATCGTTATTGTTACCGCCATTGCTTGGATTAGGAGTATTGTTGAGTGCATTTTTCTCATACTCTGCTATCGCATTGGCTTTCATGTCGGAAATAATCTTGCCAAGTGATGTTGTATCAAAAGAGCCATCCTCTTTTACTACTGTCTTTGCCTGTTCTGCTGTGATTTTGAAATCAGTCATAGCTTTCTCACGCAAATCTCTGACAGCTTTATCTTTCTGTAGCATGGCTATCTGCTGATTAGCTGTTTCTAAGGCTTTATTTGCCTTTTCCAGCTCGGTCATGTTGCCAGCCTGTAAATCATCAAGCTGTGTCTGTAGCTCGTCAGCTTTGTCGGCTTTAGCCTTATACTGATTGGCTTTCTCTTTCTCTCTTGCCATTTCCTCACCGCTCTTGTTAAGCAGATTTGTTATCTGCTCATCCGTTGCATCCGGGAAAAGCTTCAAAACATCATTTCTTGTCATTTCAATTACCTCCGTAACTCACGCTTTTGTTATCGCTGGTTGCACCAGCCGAGTTTTTCTGTTGTTTGACGCACAACTGCAAATTTTGTATAATAAAAAGCAACCTATAAGTTTCCTTACAAGTTGCTCATTATTTGTAATATTTAACACTGCACCGGCAGTTAGAAATCTCTTTTACCTCTGCGCCAAGTGAATGGTCTTTTGGAAACATCATAAGTGAGTTTCCAACCTCAAATGGCTCAAAAATATCAATTCTCTTTCTGTCAACTTCTGCATGTGTAGGTCTGACATGTGAATCTTCTTTTGAGCGCCACTCTTTTGTTTTGTAGCCCTGTTTTACCATTTCAGTTTGCAATCTGTAATTGCCGACCGCATTGGCTTCATTCGCAGCTACATTTTTTGCTCGCTTCTGTGATGTAAAATACTCTACTTCAGTATTTTGTGTGGTAGCGTCAACCACCTCATTCACAATGTACCGGGCATAATCCGTAATATATGAAGGTGTTTTCTTTGCTTTGCAATACTGCGTAGCAATGCTCTCATATCTGATAATAAATTCTTTGGTGATAGTGGTTATCTCTGTTTCTTCCTTGCCGGATAGCAAGGCAAATAACATAGCAAAGATTTTTTCAAACTTTTCAGCAAGCTTTTTTCTATCTTCCTTTTCCTCGTCAGATAAATCCATCTCACCAAAATATGTTTCGTAGTCAATATCTTTGATTTCGTCTTTATTCAGCGCGTGGATTTCATCTGCCATCTTTTATTACCTCAAATCAAAAAAGACAGCCAGTTATTCACTAGCTGTCGTGATGTTATTATTATCGTCATTGCTATCTTCGACTTTATCTGGATATAGACTCTCCATTCTAGCCTTACTCTCAAGTGCAACTTGTTCTGGGTCGCTAAACATATCAATGGTCTTAATTGCTCTCTTGTAGTGGACGCCACTTCTAAGCAGTATTTCAAGTACTTCTGCCTTAACAAGCATATTGTCAAGCTTATTGTGATTGATATGTATTTCAATATCGCTAGGCATAAGAGTGTAGCCTTTATTTATTCTAAGCCTATTAAGAATAATCTTAAGTGACATTCTCTCCGACTTCTTAAGAATAGGCTCATTAATGGCGGTTCTAAGTTCTGCGTCATAATGTCCGTTTCTAAGTTCTACAGCTCCTTGGGTATCACCACCAGTGTTGCCTTGGCGATTTGCAAGTCCTTGTATGCTTAAGAATTTTTCAAACAAATCATTGAAAACTACTTGCCCCTCGGTCTGATTAAGCTCGCTTGACATAATATCAACATCAGCTTTATTGTCAGTGCCGTTGTTGGACTTAACAACTAACGCTCCCTCTTGGCGCATTTTTCTGAATTGCTCTAAGTCAATCTCACAGTTGACAAACTTAATCCATGCCGATACGAACTGTTCTATGCCATTTACTCTGTCGGACTGCAAAGTGTTTATTGCGTCCGTAATAGGTATTGTGATTTCTATATCTGACAACCGCCTAGCATTGTTTGGGTATTCAATAACCGGGATTGCTCTGTTGCCATTTACTCCACTATCGACTATCTTTCCGTTTCTAATGTCAAACCACTCGTTATTAGTAAAGCAAAAATAAACATCAGCTCCGTTTTCATCTTCTCCTATCTGGCAGGAAAAAGCCGGTCTGTTGTTTGAATAGTACACAACAAAGGTGTACATAGGATTTTCTGATGATAAGTAAAAATCACTCTCGTCAAGTAGCTCTCCCTTGCTCTCGTCATTTCCGATAAAGCGATAAGCAGTACCGCAAATACTTCTCCAACGGCAAATATCTATGTCAACCTCTTGCTTGCTTTCAGAATCCATTGTCACATTAAGATTTGTAATTTCCTCTGATTTCTTATCATCTGTGCCACGTAACACATATTGGATAGGTTCAGCGCATATATCCGCTGTTTTTCTCTCAACAAGCTCATACGCAAGGTTGACCGGTATCTTGTTGTTTATTTCTGGTCTGTTTACCTTTTGACGATACAGAATCGGTTGGTCTCCACGATAGTACCTATCAAGATATTCAATCTCAATTGCGTTTAACTCATGGATTACAAGAGCTTTATTCAATTCATCAACGATATTGTTAGCTGTGATAACTCTTTTTCTCGTGTAAATTATCTGTCTACCAAAATTGTTATGGCATACAGCAGAAAAAGGTCTCACATTTTTATGAGCATATCTATACATCAATAAAACCTCATGCCACTTGTAGAAGTTCTCTGTGGAACCTCTTTTATCTGAAATTCTTGTGTGCCAGCCCAAAACCATATCCATTTACGGCAGTGCGTACACATTACCTTGTGGTGTTTCTTATCGTTTTCATCTACCCACGTTAATAGCTTTCCGCAACGAGGGCACATTACACTTCGTTTTCCTGTTGGTACAATATTAATATTCTGATTATTCATGTCACCCTCGATTCACTAAAAATGGCACCCACAATCTGTGAGCGCCATTTCTAAAAGAGATTTTCGCAATGAACGAATTACATTTTTTTCATCTTACACATTATCACATTCTAAGCGAACCGAACGAACAAACTTACATTTTCTTAAAAAATCTTTCAAACTCCATTCTTACGCTATCTGCCGTGGCTTTACCACCAAGCGCATATGCCGTCTGCAACCATGATTTATTTTCCAAAAATCTAAAATTAATTATTCTTCTCATTCTGCTATCATCAAGGCTTGCTATAAATTCTTCTACATCGTTTGTCTTTTCGAGCAAATCATCTTGTAAAAGCTGTAGCGTAGTCATTCTTGAGTACAATAATGTGCGCTTGCGTCCGTATTCAGGGTATGGTACACCCTCGATTTTGAAGTGCTGTGTGCCACCCATACCGCCCGATACAGCGTCAATCACACTTTCTCCGTTTTCTATCTTTTCAAGGTCATCTTGCAATTTAGCAATTTTCTTTCTAACCTCTTTGATTTCCTCTTGTAAGTCTGAATACTGTGATAAAACTTCCTTTGTCATTAATAAAGTCCTCCTCTAAACGGATTGTGTGTTGCTTCTACTCTTGCTACAGTTCCAGTTCTCATTTCATTTTCAAACAATGCAATGCTGTCTGGTGCATCGTCATGCTTTACTTTTCCGCTTCTTGTCATGGTTGTAAGCTCTTTCATAAACTTGTAATATTGGCTCTGCCTGTCCATTTTCTTAAAATCACGGAAATAATAATCTCGAATGATATTATCTCTTGCGTTTTCCATTCGGGTTATTTTGTTTGAACAATTAAATTTAAACCTTGCGCTACACCTACCGCCCTGTGACTTTACAATGTCCATTACATCGCGCCCAAAATATTCTCCTGCGCTGTTGCTTTCAAATGTGACTGTCTTGACATTATGTTTAATAAGCATATTGGCACATTCTGGTTTGGTGAACTGTGTTCCGGCATTATCAAATACTACATCAACTATGTATACCTCATTTCCGTAAACATAGCCAATCGGCATTGAGCAACTATCCTCTCCCTTATCTGCGCTATCGCAAGCTGCCATAATAGCGTCTGGCTCTCTGTCAACTGGTAGTTCCTCAAAGTAATTAAGTTCTTTTTCTGCAAACATACGACCTTTTGCTTCAAATGGTTCTTGTTGAAACTCTGCTGCCCAGGTTTCTTCTGATACAAGTTTGCGCTCTTTGCGGTAGTAGTCTGTTGTAAATATCTTTCGCAAGCCCTTTTTATCCTTGCGGTATATTTCCCAGTTACTTTCATCTGTCACAGGGTCAAGTGCTGGTACGGCTACTTCTCGCCACCGCCACCCCAGTTCGTCTGCCTTGTTTTGTAATGCTGTAATAGGGTCATATAGGCTGTATTTAGTTCCTTGTATAATAATGGGTGTTCCCTCTAATCGTCTGCCGAGTACATCATCTGTAACCTTTTCGCAAAGGAACTCTAGTCTTTCTCTGTTTCGTGCTTCTTCATGATTTTTTACGCAGTCATCAATGTATACAAGCACATTTGCTTCGGTACATCCTACGATTGCACCATCAATAGGTCTACAGGTAAATGTCGGGAAAATATTTTTACTTTTAAGGTCAATTGACAAGTTCTCGGCACTTTTGTAATCTTTTTCGCCTATCTTTGTTGCTTCTGGAAAAACGCTCAAAAACCGTTGATATGTGCTTTCTGTCTCAAATCCTTGTAACAAACCACCATAAAAACGCTTAACAAGCCCTTCGCCTTTTCCGACAGCGAATATACTTCCGTCTGGGTCTCTTCCGCCCATCATCTGTGCCAATTTTAAGCCACCTGTGGTTTTTCCTGTTCTTTTTGGTTGTGATACGGACAGAAAATCTAATTTTCCGTCATAAATTTCTTGGTAGGCTTTAACTACAGGCTGTAGTACTTTATATCTTGGAAAATAAAACCTCTTATATGGGTCTTTTTCATCAATTTCAATGTAATAAAAAAAGCTGTCCACAAGATAGGCTGACTCGTACATTAAAACATCGTAGAATTGTTGAAGCACTTTGTATGTCGTATCGTGCTCCCCGGCATACACCTCTAGGTCTGCAACTCTGCCGCCTGTATGTTGTTTGACATAAATTGCTATAAGTTGCTTTACCCTTGCCGATATTTTCAATCCATAATCAACATCATGTTCTGTCCTTAAGGCAACCGCTACGGCTTGTATGTATGCATCTATTACCTGTTCATCTATTCCATTTCTTTCTATGTAATTTTCGTAGCTATCAACTGTGGAAATAAGGCTCTGACTAGCCATAAAGAAAAGCACCTCGCTTTCTAGCAAAGGTGCTTATAGACCTCTGCCTATAATTTTTCTAGGTTAGCAACTAACTCCGTTTGTTAGCCGGTAATGTTTTTATTTTTAATATTCTTTGATTTTTCCGTCTATATCCCTTATTTTCAACTCATCAGCTTCAAATACAACAACTAATTGTTTTTTGTCTCCAACTTCTGCCGCTGATATTATATCGCGAACATTAGGTATCTCGTGTCCATTTAAAAACAATGTAATTCGTGCGTTATATTTGTGGCATATATCTAATAATATTTCGCTTTTTGCTTTTGATGATTGGTATGATAATTTATCATATTTTTCAGCCTTTTCAAGCACAAGCATTAAATCCTTAAATGTCAAACCGTATCTTTTGTCTTTTGTCCATCCACCTAATTTTTCATCAATTATATGCTTTAATTCTCTTATCTCATCGTCTTTGCTTTGTAATATTTTTTTAATATCTTTTTCACTTGAGCATCCATTGACAATACATTTTGCAATATCAATAAATTGTTGCGGATGTTCAACTCTGTTTAATGCCTCTTCAAAGGTGTAATTTCCTTTGTAATCCATAATAATTCCGACAGCTTCATACTTTCCAAGATTAACTCCTAAAAATCGGTCTGTAACTGTATTCCATATGGCGTACAGATTGTCTACATCATCTTGCAATGCAACTATTAACATAATCTCACTCCTTGTTCAGTTCATCCGCACGCCTTGTCATTTCAATCTGTGTTCCGTTTTCATCCCTTGTGCAGACAGATACATATCTGTCACAGCCACCACTTGGTATATTGTCAAGTCTTATTTCCGTTTTATTATCATTAAACTTGTAACATTTACGCATTTCTTCAATGCAGTTATTCATTTCTGCTATTTTCATAATCTCACCCCTTAAAGTAATCTCTCAACGCTTGCCTGTCTGCTTCATTATCTGCCTCAATAACAGGTTCATCTTCTAAAGTGAAACAATCTATAGGCTCACCATTTCTACCGCCTATTTCGCGCGATTGTGCTTCTCTAAGTGCTTCACGCTCTATTGATTTAATTACTTCTGCCATGCTCATTGCGTCACCTCAAATTCTTGTTTCTATGTGTTCTTTTACAAATTCTTCTTTTTCTTCGTCATAAATAGCAGCGCCGTGTTTATCTGTTTTGATTTTATCAAATTCGCACTTGATTTTAATAAAGGGTACTCTTAAAGGGGCACAATCAGCATGAAAATCAATATTTACCACACCTTTTTGCCATTTCCCATTAGCATAGACCTTTGTATATCCGCCTTTGCGAGTTTTAATGATTATCCTATTCCTTGTTTTCTTCATTTTCACCCTCCTGTATTTGCTTAATTATATCCCTTAAGATAAAAACAAAACCCATTCCAGACAATATGCTAAGTGTTCTTGCAGCAATATCTACAAAAATTATGTTCAACGCAAACACAGTTATCAGCCAAGTTGAAGCAAAAGCTATTGAAATTGTAATTATTTTAATTGCCTTTTCCAGTTTTTGCATTGTAATACACCTTAAATCCTTTATCCTTAAATTTTGCTATATCCTTATCAAGCTCGTTTTTGCTCTCATACTTGTTATTCAGCATGATTGCGATACCATCTTTTTTTACTGCGTATATGCCAAACGGCATATACTTGCTCGCTGTCGCTAACAGAATTGCAAATTGAGCTATGTTCATTTCATAAATGTTGCCACCCATGTTAACTGTCATTTTCCATAAACCTCTCAAAATCTTCCCTGCACTTAGGGCATAAGTCAATTTGCTTTGTCTTTGTACAATAGTATTCTTCTAATACAATATTTTCTATGCCGTCTCTACTTATAACCGGTTCTATTTTCCCTTGTTTAATTTCCGTAAATATTTCTTTGAAAGACATAGCCCTTTTTAAATTCACGGTTCTTAGACAAGGGAATATTCGGTCATACCATATTTTAGGCTTTTCTATTTCCGTCCCACACCTATCGCAAGTGCACCATTCTTTTTGATGTTTCATAAAATTCCTCGCTTACAAATCAAGTTTATTCAAATAATCCGTTCCGCTATTTTTAAGTGCCTTGCTAATGCCGTTAATCGTATTAGCCATTGTCTGTTCGACTTCCTTTATCTTCTCAACTCTTCCACCACATTGCAACGATAAGTAGCTTTTCTGCCAATCGCTTGCGTTTACAACTATACTATTGTGAATATCTTTCTGTGTAACCATCATTCCACCGCCTTTTAAGCCAACCCTAGCATACATAAAATATCAAATACTGATATTTCCTCTGTGTCCTCTCTTGTGTGCATAAGAATTTCTTTAAGCTTTTCATTTTCTCTGTTGCTGTATTTATTTCTATCACACATTCTCGAAAAACAATAATATTTGCAATATCCATAACCTGTACCAAGCATATTTCCATGAATACTCTTCCCGACAATATCGTAATATTTTGGTACTTTTAAAATATTGTGTTCTTCATCTAGGGTACATTCCTTTTGTTCTGCTTCTAGCTTTGATTGAAGATATTTCAGAAAACTTCGTATATCCTGTTCTGATTTTGAAATATATAAAATAGTTTCTTTCATTCTTTCACCAACTTTCTAAGCACCACTCATAAACATATTTCCAAAATGCAAATCATTTAGTGCTTTTTCTAATTCGTCTTTGTACCTAAATGGACTTAAAGGACTTTTTATTTCTTCCCTCAATATAGGCGACATATTGTCTATCAAAATACCTTGTGTAGCACTTGCAAGGTTTTGTTGTGGCAAATCCGCTAAAGCGCATAACTCCATTCTTTTATGGTCACATTTTTTAGATTTAGGGCAACTTTTACATTTTTCTGCTAATTTGCTTAAAGGTTCCGCCATTACTACACCAACTTTCTACCGCAGATATGGCAAAAATTGATTGCTATTTGATTTTTATGTTTTTTGCCTGTGTCTCTATCAATAGCAATGACTGTATTTGCTGTAAGGCATATAATGCTGCCATCATCATTTAGTATTATGTCTCGTTTTCCGTTTTTGCAAAATTCGCACATATTACACCTCAATCAAAGTAAATTTTCGTTTTTTAACAATTTTGTCTCCATGAAGCATTCCGTCTATGTCTCTGCCACACCCCATATTGATTGTGTCTACATCATATTTGCCTAAATACACTTGATATTCTTTTCCGGCAATAGAGATAGTTCCAAGTGGATTTTTGTTTTCAAAACTTGCATTAAAGTCACTGTAGTCATAAGGCGTACCACAATAAGGGCATTTATTAAGCTTTCTGTTAATCGGTGCGCCACAGTTCACACAATTTGTATTCATTGGTTATTCTTCCTTTGCCTTAAACAGTGTATCAGGAAATGGAATACCTAAAAAATGCATATTTGCGTACTTCCTAAATGTCGGTCTGCTCATGCCAGCCATTTTTGCAGCTTTCGATTGTGAACATCTGCCGTATGCGTATTCCGTCAATGCTTCTTGGAATAGTTTGGCATTTCGTGTCTTAACTCCCTTTGCCATAGACACATCTCCTTATTTTTTGATAATCGGATAGACAGGAATCGAACCTGTGACTCCCTCAATTACTGCTATTGCAGTGGTTATTCTTCCAACTGAACTACTATCCGAAAAAGGAAATATTCACTCCATCAAAAGGTTTGTCAAAACGCATAAAGGCTTTGCTTTGAAGTGTATTTCCGATTACTTTCAGCGCGCGTCTTACTCATAACCTTGTTTTTGTGCGTTTTCATTTTACTTTGCCTTACTGTATCGCGCCAACACGTACAGACCGCCCTACTCTAACTTTTTAAGTAAAGCATGTCAGCATTACGCAACCGCTATTCAAGATATAACAGCTCGCACTAAGCCGACATATGATTGATGTGGTGTGGATTTGAACCACACATGAAAGACTTACTTTCTCATAATGTCCCCCGAGAAGTGCTTTCTCTGTATTACGTTTTGCAATAGACATTTCATAGCGTTTACTCATTCCGCCACACATCAACAGTCAGCATGCACCGACTAGCGCAGATACAAGGACTCGAACCTTGATAACGATTTTACTCGTTAGAGAGATTAGCAATCTCCTGTGATACCATTACACCATATCTGCAATTTTATTCGCCATACCTATGATTCTTTAAGTTTTGTGGTTTCTGGTTCATCAAATATTATTCTCATAGATATGGCTTAATCGAGACTTCATGCCTAGCTGATATTGCACAGTATGGAAACCTTAGCATACTTCCGCAATACTTTCTTTTCACCGCTTCACTGGATTTTGGAAATACAATAATACGCTCAGCAAGTTGAAAAACAATTATTCTTTTAATCCCCATAAGGGCATCCCATACAATAATCATCAAAACTCCCTCGCTTCGCATAATTATTTGTTCTAGGTATTTCAACCTATAGCTGGCAAGGTGGGAATCGAACCCGCGACAAGTCGGTTAACAGCCGACTGCTCTACCATTGAGCTACAAGCCAGTAATGAGGGTGAAGTCTAAGGAGTGGCAACACCCTCCGGAGATATAATTTGTATGTGCTGTAGGAAAAGAACTAACGAAACCTACAGCAAAGGGCATGTGAGGGATTGTACCTCACCTAAGACTCACTGATTTGAGTTGCCCTAGTTTAACAATTAAAGGGGGGTATATATGTCTACTCTGCCTATTACAGATGTCTTTACGACAGGTTGGTTTTCACGCTCGTGTATTGTGGGATTATACACGATTAAACCCTCACGAGCCTTGTGACGGCTCTTAACAGCTTTCCACTATGAGGGCGAAAGGAACTACTAAGTCCAATGTCGGGGAACCAAGTAAACCCCGAACAGGGCATGTTGGATTTGAACCAACGAATACAGGAATCAAAATCCTGTGCCTTACCGCTTGGCGAATGCCCTATATTTACTGCCACATGAAAGCTATGGCAAGTATCTGACCGAGCATTACCGCAGCACCGAGAAGTCTCGAGCTAACTGTCTCTTTTTCGTCTAACATGGTACTTGATGTTCCAAATGCGGTTAATACCAGCCATACTGTTGTTGCAATTTTTAATACAAACATGTTTTACACCTCAAAATCTAATTATCCTTAAAGCCCTCTATCAGCGACTCGGTTATGGTAGCCAAGACTAGAAACACTACCGAGATAAGCAATCCGTGTTCGTCAGATAAGAGTACTGCACGAATTGTGCAAAGCATCATCAGCCACAGGAAAACATTTTTAATCAACACCGGAAGTTCCTTATCCACGAATTTTCCAAACACTTTCCATCTGCGCCTAGATTTAAGCTCATGAGCCTTAATTGTGTACCATATAGCTTTTTGTACATCCTGTGTGAGACTGTCTTTATGACCGGCACGATATTTATACTTGTATGCAGTAATCTCACACCATTTAGCCACATCCTTAAGTCCGTAAATGTCAATCATTTCATCAATGCACTCTTTACGATTGGGCAGATTGTAGTGACTAGGGTGATTTACCATATCAGAATTAATTTTGCTAGACTCAAATCCTGTTAATTTCATCGCTCTTAGCTCCTTTGCTGTTATATATTATATATAACTATTATTTTACCGTAGTTGTATGTATATATATTATTATTGTGTATGTTGTTTAATTAATATATAACTTATGTTATAATAATAAATACTGCTTGGTACGATTGAGGTATGGGTAAAGGCCTTTTTGTTTTGGCGGATATTTTGGGAGCTAAGTGGGGCGGTTTGTCGCTTTTCATATACACCCCCAGGGCACCCAATACGCGCACTGCTCGGCTCTCAAACATCAAGCATTTAATTGTATCTATTGCATATACAATTCACTTCTATGCTTTCAACTCTTCGCTAAACAACTGTTTTGTGAATAGTTGCAATAATTCGATAGCTCGCAAAGCCTTGTAAATCAAGGGATTAGAATTGTATTTGTTGTATATACAATTACTTGGCATTATCAACCATGTTATCACTCGATAATGCTTTAATATTCTGACTATTTGCCCCGCCTAACTGTGGTAATTCATTGGCCGTTAACGCTCTCGCTTGTGTAGCCTCATAGCCAATTCCCGGCTGATTCATACCAAATTCATTATTACCAACGAACATAGCACCGACAGGGGATTTATTGTCGTATGCTCTATCCTTGATACAATCTTTACGGATTCCCTGCAATTTTTCCCAAATCTCATAACTTTTAGGACTTGACTCTTTATTCAATCTCCAATTATCTATAACACCACAATCAATATTACACCAATTACTAAATGCAACAGTACTACACAGCTTATTATATACATCACTAATATATATATATTCGTCACATATATTATTTAATATATTATAATTATATCTGTTATAGTTGGTTAACATACATGTATTGTTATATAATTGCTTATCTTTTAATATACTGTTATCATTAAATATAATTTCCCCTACTCTTTTACAAACAGCTTTCCAAGGCCTTTGGCCCTCGCTTTTTAAATCGTCAATTTGTAGTTCCTGGCAAGCCTGATTTATAGCCCTTTCAAAGTCCTCTCGATAAAGCTGGAAGGTGCCAAAATCGGCAACTAAATGTTTAGTTATATTTCCTTTGATTTTTTCCATCTCAGCACCTCAAAATCATAAAATAAAAAAGCCCGCACAACCTAGAATTTAAAAACTCTAAGCTGTACAGGCTAACCGGCATCCGCATATACACTCGTGCTTGACAATAACACGTTCTGTGCTTAAATTGTTGATGTAAATATACACCCTTAACATATATTTGTCAAATAGATTTTAAAATACTATTGCTGTATATATTAAACTAAATATATTTAACCAAGTATTATATATATTTATATATTATATATATAATATTATATCTTCTTGTTTAATATTAAATAAATAAAAAAAAAGGGGTTTAATAATAATACACTCTTCTATAAAGCCGTTAGGCTTTATTGATATATATACTATACTTACCTTACCTATACTACGGATACAGATTGTATACAGACCTGTATACATCATGTATACATTTTGGATACAATTATCAATTCCCCTTTGTTTATTTTTCCGCTTTATAAGTTTTAAAGTTGCAAAAACAAGTCGGTCATAAAACCGACTTTTTGAAAAAGCAATATTTAATTTTAATCATCAATCGCGCGGAGCAAATAGCCGTACACGTTGCATTGCTCAAACTCCAAGACATCCCCAGAGTAAATCGCACCTATTTCCTTTTTAACCTTGATATTCTCGTCTTTTTCGCTGTCGTAAAATGTAACATAACAATTCGTGCTACTAACGCACTTTAATGGCTCAATGCTTGGCACTGTGGCTGGTGTGTAATATTTATTAACTTCAAATTTTCTCATACTCTTTATACCTCCAATTCTAAAAATTTACTTGACTACCTTCTAAAATTTCATCGTTGATTAGATCCCACTTTGCAAAGTAGCCGGTTTTTCCTTGACTTGTTAGCTCTTTAACTCTTTTATTTACTTCTTTTTTGGTGCTATAAATTTCTTCATTGTTACCGGAGATAACAATATAATCATAACTTTTCATTTTTCCTCACCTCATTTGTTAAACTGTTTCTTTGCTACGACATAACTATAACATTTTGTGCCTTGTATGTCAATTGTTTTTTGTGCCTTATTTTAATATTTTTTCTTCACGTTCTAATTTTTCTGCCACTGCTAGTTTTATAAAATCATTTGCACTATATTTCAATGCTTTTATGCGGTCTTTTGTGCCTTTAGCAAAGCGACAGTTTACACGTTCAAATTTATCATCATATTTATAGTTGGCTTTTCTGCGCGCTTCTGTGGTCTTATATTCCATATATTTTGCACCTCTTTCCTTTATATAGTTACATTCATTATATATTTTTGTGCCTTGTAAGTCAAGTAATAATAATTGCTTCTATATAATAGCGTTTTAAATAATTTTGTGCCTTGTATATATTGTATAATAGTTTTATTGTTTTGTGCCTTACATTTTGTGTATTTTGTCAATTGTTTTGTGCCTTACATTTTGATATACTTTAGTCAAGCCGAAAGGCAAGGAACAAAATAACATTTTATTAAATATGGAGGTGCTTTTATATGGAAAGAATCAAAGAGTTAGAAAATGAATTAACAAAAGTTTGCGGCACTCACGAAAATGATTGTTCCAAGTGCCCAAAACAAAAAGAATGTGAAGAATATTGTAAATTGGCGCAGATTTACGAAATAGTAAACAGATAAGAAAGAGGGTCTAAATATGAAAACAAACGATACAATCAAAGTACATTTATACGATTTGCACAATAAGGAGATACAAACCAGAAACTATGGCAAGGTTTTTCGTGTGTACGAAAAAGCCGGAAAACTTGGAATCGATTGGAACACAGAAAAAAGCCCATACACCTGCAAGGGTGATGTGTTTGCACCATTTGAAACATTTGCGCCATCTGTAATATTTGAAAATATTGAAACCGGGGAACTTTTCCACTTCTCAAATATTGAAAATGCAGTTGTTAGAATAGCATAGTCGAAACCGCCGCCCCGGCGGTCTGTAGGAATTGCCCCACTTGCACTGATGAGACAGGGCACGCAATGAAAGGATGGTTGATTATATGACAAAAGCGGAACTACTGAAAGAATTTGACAAACTGCAAAAAGAAAAAGAAATACGTATTGAGGGCATACACTGCAATAGTAATAAAAGCACAATAGAAAACGCTATTGAGTGCCTAAAATGCCCGGATGAGCTGCTAGAGAAATACTTAACGGTTGTAAGTCTCAAATATGAAAATATCGGGCGCACAATTGCAGAAAATGGAGACTTCAAGCGCCACCCCTTCAACCGGCTTTACGTATTTAATACAGCTAGACAGATTTTAGCAAATTAGCATATCGGGGGGGGAGGACACAGCATGAGAGATTTTATCGAGCTTTTAAAGGCTTTAAGCCTTTTTATATCGTGCCTTGTAATTGGGTATGGTGGTTTGTTTTTATTTTTTATTAAATAGCTAATATCGAGGGATTTTTTAGCCGGTTCGATTCCGGCTATTAGTTTTATATATAAGGCTTTTAATGTCTTATATAATCTGTTGAGGGCTACCAATTAAAGGCGGTTATAAGTGCATATATTAACGTTTTGAGCGTTTGAGGGCTACCGGCTTTTGTGGTCATAAGTGCATATATACAGACATTCGCGGATAATGTAAAGCCGTATCGGCGTGGTATTTGAACTTGCGACAAGTGGAGCGATTAATAAACGTGGGGAATAGCAAGCGCAGAGCAACGAGCGTTAGACATGCTAAAGTGTGTAAGATATACAGCGCACTATAAACATTTTGTATGCATACATAGGTGCTTTGCGTTACCACCTAATAAAAACAGATTAACGCACGACAGACCGCGAAAAGGTCAAAAACAACTTATAAACCATGTACTAAAACGGAAAAGAGGGTTAATGAATGGACAACGAACTAAAAAACCTTGACGCTGTAGAGCATGAAATAAAAGCACGCTACAACGGTAAATATACGGATGTATTAGGCTATCAGGCAAGCGAGCGAGAAACACGTAAAGCAATAACAGACATTTTTAGAGCTGTCGCAGAGTCGGGCACGTGTGACGATGTTACTGCGCTTATTAGTGACAAAGAGTATCGCCGGGCGGCCTTTAATAACTATCTAAACCATAAAAACTATATAAGCCCAATAATTAAGGCTTGTTATAATTAAGGGGGTGTACTATGTCTAATTATGAGTATCTAGGAAAAAAGGAAATATATAAGCGTGTCAAGGCGCTAGGCTATGAGATGCCAAAAATAAAAGAATTTTACTATACCAAATACGATTGCATCGAGTGGATGGAGTCGCACGAGTTAAAAATTACAGTTCAGAGGTGCGGAGAATGGTTGCAAGTTGTCGAAAAGTGCGCACACGCTCGCCCAGTCACGTTGTTTTGTGACTATCAAGGCGGAAAATATATAACGCGTTATTACTAGGGATATTCTATATCCCTTTTTGTTGTGCCTAAAATCGAGTGTACAGCCGTTGGAGCTGTCGCAAGTTATCCGGCTATAAGTCCGGGTACTATCGTACATTGACAAATTAACAAAATCAATATATGATATTATGATATACACATTTAAAGCCGTGTATTTGATGTTTTAAGGGCTTTTATACGTGTTAGCGCGGATTTTATCAAGCGTGTTAAAACAAGTCGTAAAACAAGCCGTTTACAACGCTTTGCGATATAGCTGTAGAGCTTCAAGCTGTGCCGGGTGTGAGTTGTTGCAAGTCAGGCGCACCAACTCATTGAAAATGTTTGAATTTTCAGAAAACTTTACTCAATTAAAGCGTGGTGCGAGTTCTTTGCAAGTTCTCGACAAGTTTTTGTAAAATTTTGCGAACGGATTTTTGAAATCGAAAAAGCCAAAAGGTACGGGGGTATCAAAATTTTTTAGGATTTTTTAGGATTTTGAATTTTGAATTGCTAAAAAATAAATGCTCTTGGCACTATAGTCGCTCTCTCTTAGTTTCTCAATCAATTTCTGCCGTGTCATTTCCGGATTAGTCCGGTGTATGTATTCTAATAATCTGTCTATTTTATCCATAGTATCCATCACTCCTAGCTGCTCCAAGTATCATGTCAACAATATCAAATACTTCATCCCCATATGTTGCTACAAAGTCACACAATATCTCTTCCTGTTCGATAGGCAAATACACATCATAGGACATACAGATTGCGTGACATACTTCGTGTATCAGCACTTTGCGTTGCATAAATCCACGCAAGGCATTTGACAGATAAATTGTGTGTGTATTTCTATCTGTTACACCTAGCACAGAAACATTGTCTGACCGCTTTAATTCGCCCGAATTTGAATTTTTATATTGTACCTGCCACATTGTACCATTAATGCTAAAAATCATCTGTATGCTCCTTTCCGAATGAAATAGGCTATGAATATTGCTATCCATAGCCTTTAAATTTACAGCTTAGAAACAAGTGTACTAAGTTTGGTACGCATAAGATTACGTTCTTCTGCTGTCATATCGCCAATAAGCTGTGTAATATCGCCACCAAGCTCTTTGATGTAGCCGTCAAGGGCTTTCATCTTATGTTCCTTATCCTCTGGCGTGTTGTTTTTATGCATTTCCTTAGTCTCTGTATAGTTTCTCTTTGCCCTGTCATAGCCGCTTTCAATCGTATGTGATGAGTTATTGTCTGATACAACAGGCTCGGTATAATACATTCGCCCCATGCCTTTGTCCATGTCGCGCATATACTCCATGTCGTTGTAATTTACCGGCATGTGATAGTATGGTGGTTCAGTATATCCTCTGCGGATTCCCCTGCCTTTTGGCGCAAATCTGCCGTTTGCATAACGGTATTCGTCATAGTATCTTCTGCCGCCCTCTTCGCCATATTCTGCCTTAAGACTTCTTAAGAGTTCTTTGTCGTACTCTTCTTCCTCTTCATCAGCCTTTTTCATAGCCTTGGAAATTATTGAGCGGTACTCGGCTTCTGCAAGGTCTTTAATCATATCCACGACCTTACCCATTTCGGAAGTCTCAACATTCTCAATGCCCTTTTCAAACTCATTTACAGCTTTCTCTGTAAGGCACTCCTGCATTTTGTGCATTCTTTCAATGTGCATACTCACACCTCCTTACGCTTCACGGACAGCAATTAAGTTGCTATTCTGCACCTGTATAGCCTGTGTAGATGTATTCTGCACCGCTACTGTACTGCAACAGCCACAAGGTACATCAACGTAGGCTTGCGCCGAAACGTTAAATAAATTTTCGACTGCTGCCGGAGTAACTATCATCTTTGTAGACTGTAAAGGCTCTCCGTCTACTGCAATGGCAAGTGAAATAGCCTCTACTGTGCCACCTGTAGGTATCTGAATGTTGCCGGAATACGATACTAAAAATCTAGCCTTGCACTGATTTGTGATACCTCTTAGCTTGATAATTCCACTTCCAGTCCTGTGAACGATACATTTTGTTCCGTTTACGGCTGTCTCTGTAAATGCCACATCTTCTCCGGCTGAAACAGTCTGTAATGCGATTCCTGTTATTTCCATTATTTTTACCTCTCTTTCATAAAAATAAGGGCAAACATTATAGCCTGCCCTTTATCTTCCCAACATTTGTGTCGGTAACATCAAGTAATACTGTTTAGCAGACATAATCTCGACTAACTCTCGACTAAACTTGGACTAATCCTCGACTAAAAATGGTTTTTAATCGGTTTAGATTGAGTTAAACTCAATTAAGATACTCAATTATTTAGTTGCTTAGCATCCGCAACCTGTATTGCATCCGCATCCGTAAGCATATCCGTAAAGGTTGCTTGCCGGGAACGATGGTACTGGTGTAGGTCTTACTGCGTCAATTATCTGATTTGTCTGCGCTGCCATTGTGGTAGTCAAAAGTGCATTCTGTCTATCCTGCGAAGCAGCTCTGCGTAAATCATTGTTCTCTGCCTGTAATGTAGCTATCTTGTCATTAGTCAGGAAATCAAGGATAGCTCTCGTTCCTGCCTGCTGGCTGTCAATAATATCTCTTGTATTATTGTTCATTGTGTTCTGCAAAGCGCAGGTGTTGGTTGCCATATTGTAGTTTACGCCCTGAATGGCTTCTCTTGTCTCACAGCAACAGTTAGCAAGCTGTGACTGTAAAGCGTTTGTATTCTGCATATTAGCGACTGTATCAGCGTTGATAGCCTGTTGGATGCCAAAGCCTGTCTGCATGATATTTGTGTTAATACCGTTAAAGCCTGTGAGCATACTGTTGTTCATGGCATAAAAGCCATCGCATAAGCCATTTGAGATACCATCAAGTTTTGAGATAACCGCCTGGTTGTCAAACCCTCTCTGAATTTCACTGCCGACACCGCCATTCATTCCGTTTCCTCCGAATCCGTTACCGAATCCACCCCATCCGAAGATAGCAAAGATAACGATAATAAACCATAACCATGAGCCTTCTGCGCCCCATCCGTTGTTATTTCCATTTCCGTCAATGTTCGCAACGAGTGGAACGGATGCACAATTACCTGTGTTAAACATAGAATTTACCTCCATAATTCATTTTTATATACATAATCTTGCAAGAATTAGTATCACATTCCTAATTGGCTTTTAAACGACTCAAAAGCCTTATCTGCGTCAATCCCCTTTTCTTTGCACAAATTCCTAGCCATCTGTTCGATGCCCTTGGAATCTCCCTTTTGAGCCATCTGCATAGCATTTCTAGCCATTGGATTGCTCATTACACTGTTATTCCCCACTATTTGTTGTAAAAACTGCTGTGGGTTTCTCATGCCTTGTAACATCTGCATAGGATTCATTAAGACTCACTCTCCTTTTGCGTTCTTGAAGCTCTTCTCTGTGTTCCTAAAGATTTATCAAATCTATCTTCTAACTGCCCTATCTTCTCTGATAACTCTTCAAACTTATTCAGAAATAGCTGTGTACTTTCGTCTGATAGGGTAAATTTGGTATTTTCTGTATTAACCATAGAATTTACTGTCTGATTATCTTTAGGGGCTGTATAAGGCTTATACACAATCGTGTTGATAGTTCCGTCAGCATTCCAACCCTTAACATATATCTCCGACATATCCTGCTTCGGGAAAAATGCCATTGAGCCATCCATAGGAACCTCGTTAGCGTTGATATTTTCAACTGCCTGTACCACCCTACCATTAATGCCTGCTATCTGCTGTGGCATAGGCTGCTGATTCATCTGCATAGGCTGCTGTTGTAAGCTCTGCTGATAATTTTGTAAGAAGTTCATTCTATCCATATATGGATTTTGAGATTGTATATAAGGATTATTCATCATAGGTGCCTGATAAGGATTGTTCATTGTCTGCCTCCTCTAAAACTTCCTCTATTGCTTTAATGACAAGAGATAATGTCATTAGGTCGATTTTTTGTAACTCACTTTTAGCAAATATTTGTTCTCTCACTTCATCGTCAAACATAACATCATCTCCTTATGCCTAAATTGTGGCATAAAAAAAGAGAAGAGCATTTCCATGTTCTTCTCTAATTATTGTCATGCATAAGGTTTTTTCCATGTACCATTCATGTACCAATAGTGTACCATTTTTTGTTTATTTATGTGAATATATAACGAATTATATAAAATTAAGATTTCATGTGAAACATCGTAAAATTGAGGTATGTTGCGGTTTATGAGGATATAATGAACTATGTTAAATACCCCTCGTAGCAACGATTCCTAATTTCATTTTTGATTTTACCTATTCAAAAACCCATTGTTTTTGGGATTTTT